GTCGGGGTGACAGGATTCGAACCTGCGACCCTCTGCTCCCAAAGCAAAATAAAACTCCATATACACAACTAACACACAACCACATACACTACCACTAAAAATGTTTTGCAAACATTTTGCACACATCATGCTCTTTTGCAAACAAATCATTTCAAAAAATAGTTTAATTCTTAAATTAACGTGGTTAATTCGTTGAAAATATTTGCTTAAAACATGATAATTATCTATATTTGTCATACAATCAGGCCTGTGAAGTTGCAGGCAACCTAGTGTTAAAGAACGGAATTACAAACAAGGACGAGGGCCTGATAGTAAACATGCTATTAGGCTTTCGTCCTTTTTTTATTGCCTAAAAATGAAAGAAAAAATTCTATCTGCCTTGAAAACTAAATACAAGAATTTAGGGTTCGGGGACAAAGCCTTCGATGGCGTGGCCGAATATCTATCCGGGAACGTTACCGAAGAATCTCAAATCGAAACTGCAATCGCAGGGGTCGAAATCTTATTAAAATCGTTTCAGGGCGACATTGACAAGGTTAGAACCGAGAAATCGGAACTACAAAAAAAATATGACGAACTGGAAAAATCTCAAGGGGGCACTCCTAAAAAAGAAGAAGAACCCGATCAAATGCCAGCATGGTTTAAAACTTACAAAGAAGAACAAGACAAAATAATAGAACGTCTTCAAGATGAAAATGTCAAGTTCAGACAAGAAAAAGATTTAGCCAATCGGCAATCATTTATTTCCGGAGAACTTAAAAGGTTGGGTATAGACGAAAGAGATTTGGAATTTTTGAGTATTCCCGATTCTTTAGACAACGATGGGATTTCCAAACATCTCACGAATTATAAACAACGTCAAATTGACAAGGGACTACCGGGAGTAAATCCATTCCCGCAATCCAAGGGAGAAATTTCCAAAGAAGAAGCGGATAGCATTGTTGAACACATGAGTTTTTAAAAAATGGGAACAGTAGTAGATTTAGTAAACGAAAAAGAAGAAATCGTCACAGATTTGGATAACATTGTTATCGTTAATCACTTTGACGGGGTTCGCGGAGGTGCTACTCTGGATGTTGCAGGTTTTCCACATCCAGTTATTAAAGCCGGGCATGTAATCATCAAGGATAGTTCTGGTGTTTACAAACCAATGCCTCTGAACGAGGGCGGTGATGCTTATGGTACACTACCAGAAGGAGCCTCGTATGCAGGATATTTAGTTGCATCAATTTCGGTCAAAAAACCGATAGCGGCAATCATGCTGAGAGGGACAATTAATCCCAAGGCGACACCATTTGCAATGGATACAATCCTTGAAGCAGTAAAGACAGCGTTACCACTAATTGATTATCAGGAGGACTAAAAAAATGGAAAAATCACTTTATTTTGAATACATCCAAAGGTATTTCCCAAAACTCGTTTTGAGTATCGTGGAAAAATTAAATGACAAAAACCAAACAGGATTGTCGTACCTATTCAAACAATTATTGACACCTGTTTACTCTGTAGACGGGAGATGGGAAGTCTTGTCTGGAATGTACACAAGAGTGGCGGCTGATGTTGTTGCGATGGATTCTCCCCTACCCTTAAAATCTAGAGATTCTTTGAGTAGAGCAAGTGGGAATCTCCCAAAATTAGGGATGGAATTATTCTTAAACGAGAAACAGATGTCGGACATTGACGCTATGATCGCTCAAGGTATGGACATCAACACCATTGTTCAAAAAATCTTTGAAGATGGTCCTCGTGTTATCGCGGGTGTTTATGAACGACTCGAAGGAATGTTCTTGCAGGGTTTATCCACTGGTATCGCTTTAGCTGACAATAATAACGTTGGCTCTGGAGTCCGAGTAAATTACGGGTACCTCGATGCAAACAAGTTTGGGGTTAAGGTAAAATGGAATGGCAACGTTGACACCGCCACGCCTATTGATGACATGAATAAAGTCGTGAATAAGGCGAGTGAAGATGGTAACGTGATTATCAAAGCTTACGCAGATAAGTACTGGATCGATGCTTTTGCCGCATCTAAGCAGGCTAGAGAACAATTTGCCTTTATTCAAGGCTTTGTAGGAACTTCCGTTCCCGTTCTAGGGAAAGACCAAGTAAATGCCGTTTTAAACAACAAATTTGGGTTTACTGTAGAAGAGGTTGATCGCACTATCAAGTACGAGAAAAACGGTGTTAAAACAAACGAGAAGCCATGGAAAAAAGGAACAATCGTTTTTGTCTGCGACAATAGAATTGGTAGTCTTGTATGGACCCGATTAGCCGAGATGAATCATCCTGTTGCAGGTGTTTCATATCAAACTGCAGATCAATACATACTTGTTTCTAAATACAGGGTAAACAGGCCGTCATTACGTGAATACACGACTTCTCAAGCACGTGTTGTTCCGGTAATCTATAACGTTGAGCGTATTTACACGCAAGACATCGAAACAGTACAGGCATGAAAGTTAAGATTCTAAAAGAGTTCAGGGATAAAGACAATTTTTCGAAGGTGTATAAAAAAGGCACCTTCGAGAATTTCGATGATCAAAGAGCGAATTATCTCGCCTCTTTAGGATTGGTTGAGAAGGAAGTACTGGATAAGACAAGGAAAAACGAAAAAAACAAGTAACATGACGTACAAGGAATACATATCAAACGAGTTATCTGACCTGTACATGTCTCCCGGCAAAATATCAAACTTGCTAGAAGGCATAAAACAAGCAGAAGGAATTAACCCGGACGATGAAGTTGACGTGAGCGTTGCCAAGAAAGCTTTGTACAATAGCTTTTCTTCCATCCTCCCGAAAGCAAACGTGTCGGAAGGAAAATTCTCTGTTAGCTGGTTAACGGATAATATCTTGACGTGGTATTCCTTGCTCGCTAACGAACTTGGATTGCCGAACGTTTTGGGAGATAACACGCTAAAGGACTATACTCCAACTTGGTAATGTATTATTACAATGACACGATAGAAATTTTAGAGGGATCGGGAGTTCCTAACCCCGGGGAAATACAATACAACCCCGAGACAGGATCTCCCGTCGTTTCTAACGAAATAGATAAAGCATCGTATATCAAGCTATCCCCTTGCAGGATTGAAACAGAAAGCGCGATAACCGCAAGTGGTACTTATATCCGATCTTATTCCGTATTTCTCCCTAAATCTATTGATCCTAACCATCTTCCGGGTAGAGGAGCACACGTGAGACTGAGCAAGGAAGACGGAACGATAAAAAATGTCATTGGGACTGTAGCGAATAGCTTGTCAACGATGTTTGATTATTTAATTGAAGTGGAATGAAAGACGGTTTAGCATACGATCATGACACGCTCAAGTCTTTATCCCAGCTTTTAGAAAGGAAAGTTAAAGATTTAGACAGGGCGATTCGGTTCAATTTCATCGAAGTTATAGGACCTAAAGTCGTAATCAACGCTAAAAAAAATGGCAGTTACAAGGATAGGACTAGCAACTTGAGGAGTTCTATTGGTTTTATACTTGTAAAAGACGGAAAAATAATTCGTAGGGGTGGATTTCAACAGGCTAGCGGGGGAAGCGAGAGTGGAGATAATGGAATTAAAGAGGGAGAAAAATACGCCACTGAACTAGCTAAAAACGCTAGTGATGGGTACACTCTCATCGTTGTAGCCGGGATGAATTACGCAAGACCAGTGGAGAGCAAGGGATTTAACGTTTTATCAAGATCAGGAAAATACTTGCAAAAAGAAGTCAATGATATGATCGAACGAGTACTAAAAAAAGCTGGATTCAAATGATAGATTACGACGTTGAATTATCGGTGTACAAGGTTTTAAATGGGAAAACTAATGGCGTCCCCGTGTTCAGGAAAGACACCCGTGACCCTGATTACATTGGTGATTATATCGAGATAATACCGCTTGACAATGATCATGAAAGTGTTATTGCTAACGGAGTGATTAATGTCAACGTTCACGTACCAGAACGAGACAAGGGAATCAAAAACGTTGACCGAATCGAAGAGATAAGTGATAACGTTTACCAATTATTTAGACAAGAAAAAGATGTCTTTAGCCAGTATTTCACCACGTTCGGTAAATTCACATTCTCCGTGATTGATCACGAGGATTTCAAGGATGACAATAAAACTTATTACAGAAATTTTAAAATTAAAGTAACCTATTTAAATCTATAAATTATGGCTGATACAGCAGATATTTCACATGGTATAGAAAGTATCACTTTCCAAACCGCGAACACGTCAGGAGAAACCGCCGGACAGTTCCCAGATTTCGCATCCGGTGTCACGACACGGGATTTCAAGTTAATCCAAATTGATTCCGTGACAGAAGACAAGGATGATGATACCGTTGAGGACATCATGGTAGAAGACATGGACGATCCATTGCTTCAATTAACCACAGAAAAAGGCCGCAAGACGTTCAACCTCGTATCATACGACCTTTCCCCTGAATCTTTAAAATACTGGCTTGGTGACAAGCTGAACGAAACCTCCGAGGACCCCAATAACGGTTATTACGTCAACAATCCATCCTTTGAACTGCCGTTACAGGCAATAAAAATCGTGGACAAAAAAGTTGCCGGGTATGCGCAAAGGCAATGGGAATATATGCCCGTCAAGGTTATCGCTAAAGTAACCGGTACGAGAGGAAAATCCGGCTTGCTCACACTGTCATTAAGCGGTACATTGTTAGGCAATAAAGACAAGAACGGTAATGTTATTGGTAATTATCGTCACAAGGTGATTTCCGAGTAATTTAACAACACGAACGATCAAAACGGGAGGTGCAAACTTCCCGTTTCAAATAAAATAAAGATGAGTAAAACCGTACAACAAAGAGTTTCAGAAGAAGCGAATGAATCCCCTACAGTGATTAAAATAGGGCAAAAGAATTTTAAAGTATTGCCTCTCACGTTCGGGCAATTACTGGATATTGACGCTCTAGTTTCACGGATGAATGACATCACGGAGGAAGATGCCAAATATGATTTACTTGGAGCGACTTTAAATCACATGCAAGACGTTCAACACATGCTAGATATGTCGTTAGTTATCATGTTCAGGAATCCACAAGACCGGGAGAAAAACAGGGAATATATCACGATGCATCTTGGAGAGAAAGAATTTACCTCTTTACAAGAGTTGTACGTTGATCGCTTGAATACCAGTTTTTTTTTGACCAATATAATTTTCCTAAAAAGAAATCTAAGGATAGCGACTCCAACAAAAGTGACTCCCCGTGGGCAATATGGTACGCTGCAATAGAGGGGTTACACATGGATGTTAGAACAGCGATGTCCGGCATAAGCTGGGTGAACCTGCAAATGTTGTTAGGATGCATTCCCTCTTACGATCATGATGAAGAAGACTATGGTAAGCACGGAAGAGGCAAGAGAAAGAGTAAAAAAAATAATATCATAACAGGAGAAAACATATTCGGATAATATCATGGCAGACGGGCAATTAAATATACAGGCAAAATTAGACATTAACGATTTGGTCAAAACGGCAGCAAGATACCGCCAAGAAGTGACACGCATGGGGGTTATCACGGATCAACAAGGTAATGTAATGAGTACAGCATGGACCCGTATGAAACAAGCCGCCACGGCATACTTGTCATTAGATATAGCTAGAAAAATAGCCGAAACAAGGGGACAATTCCAGTCTTTACAAGTAGCATTTGAAACCATGCTTAATAGTCAAGAAAAAGCACAAAAATTAATGTCGGAGGCTGTTGAGTTAGCAGCAAAAACCCCTTTCTCGTTAGAAGATGTTGCCACTGGTGCTAAACAGTTACTAACGTATGGATTTGCGGCTGAAGATATAACAGAAACATTACGAAGATTAGGAGATGTTGCATCAGCTTTAGGATTACCAATGGAACGATTAACTTACCTATATGGGACAACTGCCACTCAAGGTAGGTTGTATGCTAGAGATATGATACAATTTACCACTTCGGGAATTCCAGTTTTGCAAGAATTAGCCCAAATGTACGGCAAAACGACAGAAGAAATTAACAACATGGTAACTGCTGGGGAAGTTGGTTTCGAGGATATACGTAAAGTTTTCGAGCAAATGACTAACGAGGGAGGACAGTTCTACAATCTCATGGAAAAGACATCTACCACTATCTCGGGAAAAATTTCCAACTTGGCAGATGCGATTCAAGTCATGTTTAATAATATTGGTGAATCTAATGAAGGGATTATAAACGGAGCCATTGATGGTGCAAAATGGTTAGTTGAAAATTATCAATCAGTCATCAATATTTTAAAAGTTCTTGTAGCTACATACGGGACATACAAAGCGGCTCTAATTGCTGTTGCTGCAGCAGAAAGAGTTTCAGCAATTATCGTTGCAACAAAATCAATTCTAGAGAGGACAAAGATGCTTACGAGAGCAACACAAGCTCAAATATTGTTCAATAATGCGGTTAAAGCTAACCCTCTTGGCTTATTATTAAGTACTATTACCGGAGTGATTACAGCTTTCGCTACATTTTCAAAAAAAATAAAATCTTCAACAGATATTATCAATGATTTGGATAAAGCAACCAACGAATATATTGATGATTCTAAAAAAATATCTTCTATAATTTCTGAATACGAATCATTAAGTAACAAAACAAATCGAAACGCTACAGAAAACGAGAGATTAACTTCTGTGATGAAAAATCTAGCCAATATGATTCCCAACATAGAGGCAAGATTTAATGAATACGGACAGGTAATTAGCATTAATTCTGATAAAGTTAAAGAATTTACTGACGCACAAAAAGAAGCTTTGAAAATAAATTTATCAGCACAAATAAAAGAGGCAGAAGAAGCAGTAAAAGATCTTGATCGAAGAATGAAGGAGCAGCAAGATATTTTCCAAAGTGGTTATTATCTTACTCCTCAACAAACAAGTATTCCTGGAATGGCTGGAGCTATTGTTAGCGGAAACAAGAAAATCAAAGCGAGTCAAGAAATTATAAATAATGCGGCAGAAAAGTTTAACGAGTTATCCAACGAAAAATTAAGAATAAATCAAAAGATAATTAGTGCTCAAAAAGTTTTGAATGAACTCACAGAAGAAGAGAATGAAAATGTTGAAGAATCAATAAAAACATTTGAAGAACAACTAGAACAAGCTCAAAAGAATGTTTCATCATTGAAAGATAGGTTGTCCGATTTGAGAAGTGGTAAAGTTAAATCAAATGATTATAACAAGGACATAGAAGAAACATTATCCCAGTTAAAAGAGGCTGAAAAAGTTGTCGAGAACTTAACAGGGGTAACAGATGCAATGCGAAAACAACAAGAGAGAGAAAATCAAAAAAGGCTAGAAACTGTAAAAAAAATCAACGAAGAACTCCTTTCCCTGGAGGAACAAAACCAAAATTCCCGTATCGAACTCATGAAAGAAGGTACGGAAAAAGAGATCGCTCAAATCAATCTTGACTATCAGAGAAGAATTACCGAGATAAAAAAACTAGCCGATAAATGGGCTAAAGAACAAGGGGGGAAATTAACGACCGAACAAACGATACAAGTATCCATTGCTTACTCGCAAGCTAAAAAAACTAAGGATAGTGACACGTCAGAGGTTTACAAGAACTACGTGGAAGGTGAATTAAAAGCGATGAGCGATTACTTGAAAGAATACGGGGATTTTCAAGAGAAAAAACTTGCAATCACTAACGAGTACAACCAAAAGATTGCGAAAGCAACAACCGAAGGGGAAAAATTGTCTTTACGTAAAGCTTTGGAAAATGCTATCAAAGAATTAAATTTTAACAATTTCAAGGCATCCATAAATTTCGCTGATATTTTCGGGAATTTAGATGCTCTAACTACCTCTACCCTAACCTCACTTCGGGATAAATTAAAGGAATATATCAACGAAGCGGCAAAAGACTTGCGCCCGGAAGATTTAAAGGAGTTGCAAGACGCTTTTAGCAATATAAATCTAAAAATTGCGGATAGACAACCTTTTAAAGAACTCAAGAATGGACTAAACGAGTATCGAGAGGCACAAGAAACCGTGAATTTAGCGCAACAAGATTTAGACAAGGTTATGTCTGGAGGTGAGGTTATCGTTGGATTGTATTCCGATGAAACGGGTAAATTAGTAAAAAAACTTCTTACCCAAGAACAAGCAGAAAAGAACCTTGCCAAAGCACAATCAGATAGGCAAAAAACGTTAGCGACATTGAATCAATCCTTGAATAGTATCGGGGATGACGGTAAAATAGCCGTTGAAAGCGTTAACTCCTTGACTGGAATGCTTTCTGATTTAGGTGTAAGCGTGTCTGAAGACGTGTCAAAATCAGTCGAGGGGATAGGTCAAGTTTTCGATGGGCTAGCGAACATTGATCTGACAAAACCCGGAAGTATTATTACCAGTTCAATGAAGATTATAGGTGGACTTGGCAAAACAATTAGCGGATTATTTGGAGGAAAGAACAAAGCAGAAAGAGATGCGGAGCGATTATCCAAGGTCACGAACAAAATAGCGGAAACGAACGAGATTATAAATAACCTCATTGAAAAACGTATTGATCTAATCAAAGCTGCAACTACCGCTGAAAGAAACGGGTTAAAACTAACAACAGAAGAAGCTATAAAAGCTCAGCAAGATTTAATCCAAGTACAATATAGCAAGCTATGGAAGAATGAAATTCTAGGGAAAAAAGGAAAAAATAACGACCTTGACGTTAGAGATCTTGGGTTGGCAACGGTAGAACAATTAAAAGATTTTTTAAGCGGAGGACAAATAGCATTTAAAGATGGATTCACCACTTTAATTGAGCTAGAGAAACAGGGATACAGTTTAACTGATGCGGACAAGTGGAAAAGTATCGTCGATGAGTGGGATAAATTAAACGAGCAAGCGGATCAATTAAAAGAAACCGTTAGCGAGATTAATACCGGGATTAATTTTGATGAAGCTCGAGACGGTTTAGATGATTTCCTTTTAAGTGCAGACACGACATTTAAAGACATTTCTGATAACTTCGAGGACTACATGAGACAATCTATATTAAACGTTGTCAAATCAGATTACCTAAATAAAGAAATGAAAGAATGGTACGATCAGTTTGACAAGATGTCTAAAGATGGTGCGTTATCAGCGTCTGATGTTGAAACTCTTCGGGAGAAATACGAAACCATTTATAATGAAGCTCAAAATAGAATTGATGAACTATTAAACGCCGCCGGGGTGAACTTGGAAGGAGCAGTTCCTAATAGTCAAGCGGGGGCGATTTCAGAGACCATAACAGAAGAAACAGCATCTGTTATGATGGGTATATGGCGGGGACAGTATGACGTGACGAAGAATATTCACACGGAACTAATCTCGTTACGCTCGGATTATAAAGCTGCTATTTCAAAATCTAACGACATTCTTGACATGATAGCTTCAAATACTGGAAGAACTGCCGACAACACGGATGGCATCGGAACAACCCTCAAGAGCATAGACAACAGACTAAAAACACTAGAAACTAACTCGAACAAGAAATACACGAAGTAGCATGAGCACATTGGGGAAGATGAAGGATAACAACGAGATTAAATTAACCAACAAACAGGAGCGTTTCTGTTACGAATATTGTATTGACTTCAACGCAACCCAAGCAGCTATTAGAGCTGGATATAATCCAACTGCCGCTTACGCAACTGGATATGAAAACCTCAAAAAACCTCAAATTAAAAAGCGAATTGAAGAAATGCAAGCTAATCTCGCTAGAACATCGGGTATTTCAGCATTGCGTGTACTGAAAGAACACGAGAAACTTGCTTTCTCTAATGCCGCTAGATTCAGGAGCGGGTGGATAACCTTGAAAGAATTTGAATCTTTATCTGACGATGATAAGGCTTGTATACAAGAAGTGTCAACAAAAACAATCAAAAGAACAATTGGTGACGAGCCAGTAGAAGAAGAATTCGTCAAAATAAAGTTATATGACAAGCAGAAAAGCTTGGATAGCATTAGCAAGATGTTAGGTTTTGACGCACCTGTAAAGCAAGAGATCACTGGGAAAGATGGGAAGAATATTTTCGAGAGTATCGACCTAAGTAAACTATCTCAAGAAGAATTAACCCTATACTATAATCTTTTAAAAAAGGCTAATGGCTGAAAAGATAACATATCATCCAATACTATCTGCAGAGATAGAAATGTTCAAGCGTGGAATGTTCGATTTCGTCACGGTTTGTGACGGGCTAAAACATTTAAAGCAAGAACAAGCCCTGCAAGTGCTAACAGGAGGTGCTATAGTCGAACTCCTTTATGGTGGTGCTGCCGGTGGAGCAAAATCATGGACGGGATGTACTTGGCTTGCATTCTCATGTTTGGCTTATCCCGGTACGAAATGGTTCATCGGACGTAAAGAATTGAAGAGTTTACGAGAGACAACATTGATTACTTTTTACAAAGTCTGTTCAATGTACAATATAAAAAGAGGTATTGATTTCACCTATAACGGGCAAGATCATTTTATCGAGTTCAAGAACGGCTCAAGGATTGATCTGTTAGATCTTAGATATTTACCTTCAGACCCTATGTACGAAAGATACGGATCGTCTGAGTACACGGGGGGATGGATAGAAGAAGGAGGAGAAATTGATTTCGGTGCCTACGATACTCTTAAAACACGTGTTGGTCGACACTTGAATTCTCAATATGGACTTCTACGCAAAATATTCATCTCTTGTAACCCGAAAAAGAACTGGATGTATGCCACTTTCTACAAGCCTGCAAAAAACAACTCTCTCCCCTCCTACATGAGTTACTTGTCATGCTTGGTTGATGATAATCCGTTCATGGATAAAGGTTACGTGGAAGCCCTTGAATCGACTAAAGATAAAGTTAAGTACGAGAGATTGAGAAAAGGGAACTGGGATTACGATGATAACCCGAACATGCTTTGTTCTTATGACGCTATAACGGAAATATTCAATAACATTGTAGCGAGGAAAAACGGGAAAAGATACTTGACAGCGGATATAGCTAGGTATGGATCGGATAAGGCTGTTATACTTGTTTGGGATGGCTATGTAATCATTGATTACATGGTATTTGATATTAGTAGTACAACGCAAATTCAGTCAGCTATTTTACACCTAAGACAGAAACATCAAATTCCATCATATAGATGTATTGCTGACGAAGATGGCGTTGGCGGCGGTGTAGTTGATTCTTGTCGTATACTCGGTTTCCATAATGGCGGGAAACCTTTTGATGGGGAGAATTACCAGAATCTACAATCTCAATGCATGTACAAGTTGGCGGAACACGTCAATGGTAATGACGTGGGTTTTGAGGCTGAAATAAGCGAAGATGATAAAGAATGCATAATCATTGAGCTTGAACAAATGCAATCATGGGATGTTGATTCTGACGGGAAATTGAAAATTAAACCTAAAGAAGAAATAAAAAAAGATATTGGACGCTCCCCGGACTGGAGAGATGCTATAATGATGAGAGCGTATTTTGATTATAAAGACATCACTCCGCTACCTAATAATGCAGATGAATACTTTGATTTGTTGTAAATTGTAGATATTTTTGTGAAACAAGCTTGTAATGTTGCAAGCTACTAAAATGAACGGCAGGCATGATAATAATAGACTTTTTCAATTCTTCAGTAAATTGGTTCCTTAATACTTTTGGTGCAAAAAGAGATCTGTTAGAACTTATCAAGGATAAGGATATAAACAAGGCCATACAATCGTTTCAATGTAGGGATACGGATGTTGAGAATGCTATTTCTGAATACGATCCAGAATCTCACAAGGTAAATCGAAGACCAAACAAAAAAAGAATCGGTAAGCCGGACAAAATAACGGCTAAACTTGCTATCCCTTATCAACGACACATAAACGAGGTTGAATTGACGTTTCTATATGGAACGATGCCAACTTGGACCCAAACATCAACAGGTACAGACAAGGCATTTGAGGCTTTTAATGATTTTTTGAAAAATACAAGATGGGGAACGACACAACGAGAATTCAAAAGGATTGCTGGCAGCGAGACAGAATCCGCAAAATTGTATTACGTGTACAGGGATACAGAGACCCAAGAAACAAAGGTCGGGATAAAAGTTCTTGCAAAAACAAAAGGAGACGAGATTAGGCCTCTATTTGATCAATACGGGAACATGCTTTCATTCGGTCACGGGTATTATCTAAAAGAAGGTAATAACATCGTACGACATTTTGATATTTACTATCCCGATTATGTGTTCAGATGCACGCAAAAGAATATCGGTTGGGATGTTATAACCGAGAAAAATGATATTGGCAAAATTCCAGTTATATACGTGCAACAACCGAAATCTTGGTATGGAGTTCAAGCATTAATAGACAGGCTTGAAGAGTTACGATCACGAGTCTCTGATGTTAATGACTATGTAGCAGATCCAATCTTGAAAATGTCAACGGACATTTTGATCGCACAGAAAGAAGCGAAAATGAGCAACACCGTTAAAAGTGGACTCCCCGATCCAGACACAAGTGGAGGTGGTAAGACGGTTGGACTACCGACCAAAGATAGTATCATGGAGTATCTCACGGTAGACACAGCCGTTGATCTAAAGAAAAATGAAATAGAAGATTTGGATAAGGTGATCAAGGTGATGACAATGACACCAGATCTCACGTTCGAAGCTTTAATATCTGCAGGGGCTCCAACGGGGAGAGCATTAAGGAGAGCAATGGCATTAGGCTACATGAAACGAGCCAAAAACATTGAAATATATTCAATAGCACAAGATCGAGAAGCGAACTTGATTAAAGCTATCATCGGCAATATTCTTAATATTTCTCTAAAATCAGAAATGGAAAAATTGATTGTTCACTCTGAATTTGGAGAACCATTCCAAGATGATGTCAGCGAAAAAATAAGTGATATTATTAAATTAAGGGATGCAGGCCTTTTAAGCCAAGAAACAGCGATGTCGTTGATTGATTATATAAAAGATGTTCAATCTGAAATGGAAAAAGTAAAGGTCGAGTTAGCAGAAAAACAACAGGCCTTATCTGAACAGATGGGTGCGGGATCTTTATTTGGGCAATTCAGAAATAATAACAATGACGAATGAACTTGGATAAATTAACTCTCGATGAATTAAAAAACTTGCTTGACAAACTTCAAGTAGAAACATCAACCCGAATTGATAACGCATTTAGCAAACTCGTGAAGGATATTTCTAGCATGGGGCTTATCAAATCTTACCTATCCGCCGGGGAACAAAAACTTTTGAACGAGATGAAACGGCTATCTGATGCGATAAGCAATCACGTTGATAGTCTTATTGATGATATATACATGATAAATACTACATCATCTAATATTTCGTGGAAAATCGGAGAAAAAATTGCAGAGAAAGAAATACAAGCAGGCATTCCTAGTGATTTGTTCGAAAAATTACGTGCCAAAGGATTGTTTGAACATAGGGCAAAATCCCTTAATAGCTTTACCATGAGCAAAAAAGATTTTAGAATATCATCACGTGTATGGAAAGAGGGAATAAAAGGACAGATAGAGGATTCATTACAGTTTGCCATTATAGATGGGAAAAGTGCGAGTGAGTTATCACGTGATATTCGCAAGTATCTGCAAGAGCCAGATCGGCTTTATAGAAGAGTTCGGGATGCAGAAACAGGAGAATTAAAATTAAGCAAGGCTGCAAAAGAGTATCATCCGGGGCAGGGAGTTTACAGATCAAGCTATAAAAACGCCATGAGATTATGCAGGAACGAGATAAATAAGTCATATAGACGAGCAGAATGGGAAAGTTACCAAGATAATCCTGCCATTGTTGGATTTAGGATTAGATTATCAAATAATCACACGCTAAACGGGAAACCTTTTGTTGATATATGCGACTACGCACAAGGTGTATATCCTAAAAACTTCAAGTGGCATGGTTGGCATGTTCAATGTCGTTGTGTAATGGAACCTGTATTTGCGTCAAGGATAGATTTAGAAAAGATGGAAGATGCTATTCTATCTGGAGGTAATGCAGAAGATATTCAAGCGAAACAAATATCCACCATTCCAAAGAAATTCATTGACTGGTCTCAAAATCACAAGAAACAAATATCCGGTTGGGAGTCAAAGCCGGATTATATCCTTGATAACAAAACTTACGCAGAGAAATATTTCATTTACAAGAACGTATTCAACAAGGATTCATGATTCTATATCGAATAAAAAGTTGATATTATTCTTTTGAAAGAAACTATAATTGTATATCTTTGTTGAAGCATGTAATGTTACATGCCACCTAAATATCTACGGACGGAATGGCTGAATATTATCTAAATAATAAACCTCTTTCTGACTTTGGAATTGTACCATCTCGTAGCAACAGGCATATAGCCTTATCGGGATGCTTTGACCTTCCTAAAAGAATTGGAGACACTTATTTTGACTGGCCTCGTGAAAACGGTGTAGATCCTTATGTAGACGAAAGCGATATTCAATTTGATTCAAGAAGCATTAGATTCACCGGGTATATTATCGGGAATCTTGAATTAAATGTTCGGTCTTTACAAAATTACGTTTTAGCACTACCTGAATTATCCATGCTATCCTGTAAATGGGGGTCATGGAATGTTAAAGTCAACAAGAGCATAGACATCACCCCTATTGACAAAAATAATGCAAGAATAAGCATTTCATTCGTTGAACCTAATCCAGATTTATCCGGAACATTGCCACCTATATCAATGATCAAGGATATTGATGAGTATTCTTGGAAATCTTTCGGTTTATACATTGAAAAAATTAATGGGAGTTTTAATATCAAACCTCTCAAATCCCTTGACGTGACTCAAAACCCGGATAGAACAATTCGATCAACAGGAGGAGAAGACAAGGGCAAGGTTACTATTTCGGCTCACGTTGTGGCAACTTCTTTTGAAGATTTCAAATCAAGAATAAAATCTCTCTACAGATTATTCGGAAGTGCTGGACTAAGAACAATAAATTATCGAGGCAGATCTATTTATTGTTTTGCTATTAATGGATTTACCATCACGAATGTTATCATGAAAGATATTATCGTGGCAAAATTCACGTGCGAGCTAATTGAAACAAGCAAAATTATCCATGCAAATGAAGACATATAGCATATACAGGCTAGGCATAAAGAAGCACGATTTCGTAATAGAAGATGATGACATAAGACGTTCGATGTCTCACGATAATAACGTGTCATTTAATGTTGAATCAAAGGATAGTCTTGACATCAAAATAGGGGATTACATCATAGAAGACGGTAGCCATTACACTATTTATGACCCTATTGACGTGGAAGAAAGTAATGGAGTCTTCTCCTACCCTCTTGTCTTTCGTTCTCCTGACTATAAGTTGAAATTTTCCATTGTGAAAGACGAGGGAGCGACCACATTCCCTTATCACGGGGGAATAAAAGAATTTGTTGATCTTGTAATATTATCCTTGAACGAGGATCAACAAGAATACACTGCGGGGGATATTGACGAGGGTAATATTATCGATCTCGAATTTGACAATAGCTCTTGTTTCCAAGCTCTCGATGATATATGCGAGGCTGCAAACATGGAATGGAACCTTATAGGCACTAGTATTAACGTGAAATACCGTATCGGGAAAGACGTGGATATTGTGTTCGAATACGGCAAAGAGAAAGGTGGATATTCGGTTAGACTTGATAAAGTACAAAATACATCAATCGTAACCCGGTTAATTGGGAAAGGTGGAACGATTAACCTTCCTAAAGATTATGTGTCTCCCGACAAGCCAAAGCGGTTGAATTTAGGGAATGAGATACTAGAAAAGAATATTGACAAATACGGCAAAATCACGGGTGTTTATACGAACGATAATATATATCCACGGCTAATAAATAAAACCGTTTTAGAAGTAACAATTCCAGAAGATATAGAAAAAGCAACTTCATGGAAGTTAAAACTTGATCTCCCGTTTGATCTATCACAACAATACGCAGATGATAAAACTCCATTAATAAAATTTCAAACAGGAGATTTAATAGGTAATGAGTTTGAGATTGTTGATAATAGCTGGAATAATACCGACAAAACACTACAAATCATCGTACAAGAAGATGAAAGTGATGGATATAAACTACCTAATGAAACTAGGCAACCTAGAGTTGGGGACGTATTCGTTCTATTAAACATATATATGCCTCAATCGTATGTTGACGAAGCTACAGACGAATTGAGAACTGCAACACAAGAAGAACTAAACAAAAAGAGCGAACCTCAATATGCTCCTACCGTGAAGGTCAGTAAAAGATTCCTCACCAAAAAGGGATATTCTTTAGATATTGGAGACAGCATAACAGTAAAAATAGGTGAGCATAGTATAAATACACGCATATTAGCGATAAATCAATCTTCAAGTAGCGATGAAATAAACTACGAGCTTGGCGATGAGATACTGTATTCTTACGAGGATAACGTGAATAATCAAATCGAGCAAATACAAGTCACTCTAAAGCAACTTATAAGCCTAGAAGACGTGCGGAGATTATTCAACGTTCTCATCAATCAATGGAGACCGTTATGGATGGATCAAAAACTCCACTCCTACGACGACGTTAGGTTCAAGAGCGTAACCCAAACCGAGGATAACTGGCATATCACCGACAAGGGAGATGCAAAGCTTCGTGACATCATAGGCAAGGTAATCACGATAACTGATCGTTTGATGACGGACAACTTCGTCGCCGGGATGACCGGGGTGGGTGTTGGAGTGGTGAACAAGGCAGAGGTCCACATGGATAAGGGGGTTATACGGAAGTATCTTGAGGTGCTGGCGTTGGTGGTGGCGCAGATATTTTACCGTGGAGGTAGACAGGTGTTATCCCCAGCCGGGATGAAAATAAACAAGGTGGAAGAGTTCGATGAATACTGGCGTTGTTACATGGAGACGGAGGACGGTCAAGTAAACCAGTTCACCGTCGGCGCGCAAGCGAGATGTAACCGGTACGGTTCACAACAGAGGTACTGGTGGCGTTTGGTAGATAGTATCGGGGTTGATTACATCGACGTTTCAAAGACTGACATGGACGCTGGTTCGATGGCTCCCGCCGTCGGTGACGAGGTTGTTCAATTCGGTCACCGTACGGACCCGTACTTGCAATGGGTTGTAATGGATTCTTCTTTCTCTGACGATGCCGGTAGAACGATATACGCCGGGGTGAATAGTTACGACTTGTCCGGGAAATGGGTGTTACGAGAAGGGGTAAGCCCAACCGACCCGTCACGTATCGGTTTATTCACGAGGCACGGGGAGTTTAGCGACGTGATTGACGGGATAAACGAAGATATAGAGGATAACAAACAATCTATACAGGAGACAAAGGATACCGCTGATGCCATTCAATCTGTCGTGGATAACTTGACGGGTATTATTATCCCAGATATGCAAAACCAGCTTGATGGAGCTATACAAAGCTGGGACGGGGAAGTCGAACCGACGTTAAACAATTACCCGGCGAACGAGTGGACCACGGACACCGAGAGATCCAAGCACGTGGGAGATACTTATATCTATTACACCACGGACTCGGAAGGCAACACGGTCTCTAGCAGGTATAATTTCCGTTTTGTTGATGGCGTTTACAAGTGGGAGCTAATAGCAGACAGCGTGTCGGCAGAGCTGGAGGTTAAACTACGGGAGTTAACTGGAACCGTGGGGAAGAAAAATTCCATTACCTACAGTAATAACGTCCCCACTCCTGCCTACAATATTGATGACCTGTGGATTAAAGAAGACAGCTCCATGTACATCTGTCGTGCGCAGAAAATGGAAGGAATGCAAGGATCGGCGGCAGACTGGGAGTTGTTCAACGATACCATGCTGAGGCTCGTTCAAATCGCCTCGGATAACGTCATTTCCGTGGAAGAGAAACCATCTTTACGTGACACGTGGTCACAGATTCAAAAAGAGTTCACGAAGTATCAAGCTGATGCCACGACTTACGGGGTTTCCATCACCAATTTGCAAAACGCCTACAACGCATTAGGATCATTCCTAACCGACACGGTTAAACTAGCGCAAGACGTGGATACTTCCTTGACGGTATCTCAAAAGGCAGACTATAATCAAAAATTCGCCAACTACTACTCCGAGCGTACCGCCTTCGCCAACGTCATAGCGCAAAAGGTGGCGGACGAATCGGTCGGCAACCTCCAGCTCGGCACGTTGAACCTTTTGAAGGGGAGTAACGTGGAGCTGGGGGCACAGGCGTATTTGTTAGGGAATTATTACTATGACAAGAAACCGGAGGTTGGGAAAGAATACACGATCGTGATGTGTTACACGTTAGGAAGTAACAACACTAATATTGCAGTTTATCAAGATTCTTACATGCAGGTTGCCGCTCGATTCGAGACCAAGGGCGACAAAATAATTGAAAGTAAATCATTTATTTTCAATCCTGTTAGAGATAGTGAAGACATGGGTTTTTACCAACTTCCTGACGGCACCTACGGCAGTAAGGTTCACTGGGCTGTTCTGGTGGAAGGCAACAAGGGCCCGTCATCGTGGGTTCCCTCCCTTTCCGAGCAGGGGGAGCAAGCGGCGAGTGACGCCGTTGACAACCTTCAAATCGGCTCTGTCAACCTTGTCAGCAAGAAGATGATGCTCGCTTGGAACGAGAAGAATAAAGATATTGCGGTGTGGGGACAGGATTCGGACGGGATTTACTTGAGTATTAACCCAAGGCTTCTTTACGATAATATAGGGGGAAGTGCCTCTTATAATGATATTTTTGAAAACAAGATAAAGTACAAGTCAAACACGCAATATGTTTTTTCTATCGAATGGAAAGCCTTTGTCGTTCAAACTACCACATATGATGGATTAAGTTTAACGGTTCATTACACGGATGGAACTAAAGAATCACTTTTCAACACAACGAGAACTCAATCTACCAACACTCGCACGGATTTCATCACGCAAAAAGGGAAAACAATACAAAAAATAAGCTGTACTTATGGAACATCGTATGTTAGGACTCTTGTCTACTGCCTCGCCCTCTACGAGGGTAACAAGGTCTTGTCCGAACCTCCTGTTGCGACTGAAGACCTAACCGGGCAGAGTAACGTGAACCTCGTGGACGGGGGGAAAGAGGTGACGGTTGAAAGTAAACATTACTCGACGTTAAAAGTACCAGTGATAAAGCCTAACACCGTGTACACGGTTCGGTTTACCAACGTGGAGGTAATATCTGGAGATACCCCTTCCGGGTACGAGTTCAGGTTATACGACACGGGGTTATCCGCCAATTACAGCACGGTAAAAATAAAAGCTGGAGATAATCACGGGATATTAATTACCTCTAATAACTTTACCGTTTCAATAGAGGGAAGATTATTATTTTACCCGGGCATACAATCAGAAGGGATAGAACGGAGTGTTAAATACACCGAAATCATGCTCGTCGAGGGCTTCACCCCTCCTTCTTCTTACTCTCCATCGTCGGGGGACGTGCAAAAAGAGATTGATGACGTGAGCGATGCCGTTTCTAATCTGGATACCACGATTAACACCACGTTCAAGGACGGTATTATCAGCGAGGCAGAGGCGAAAGCGATAGCGTCAAACATAAACATTTTGAACGCAGAAAAGGCAGATATTGACGCTTATTACAACAAATTACACGCTAACGCCTATCTAACCGGGACGGCTAAAACGAACCTTGCAAGTGCCAAGACGGCATACAACACCGCTCACGCTAACTTGATCAACTCGATCAACAAGGCTATCGCTGACGGGAAGACAACGGCAACGGAGAAAGCTGACGTGGACGCTAAATTCACAGCTTACAATAACGCTTTATCCGCTTATCAAACGAGGGTCGGGGAAGCTGACAAGGCTATACAGGACACGATAAAGAAAGTGGCGGATAACGCTCAAGCATCGGCCAATACTGCCCAGTCAGCCGCCAATGCCGCACAATCAACGGCGAATCAAGCGCAAGCTGACGCTAAAACTGCGAACGACAAGCTTAAAACTTGGGCGAGCGATAACTACATCTCCCCGCAGGAGAAAACTGGACTGAAACAACAGAAAAGCGATATACAAGCGGAGTACAAGGACATCGAAGCGAACGCCAACAGGTATGTAATCTCGTTAGCGTCCTACATGGCGGCATACAACGCAGCCATATCCGCTTTAAACAAGTACACCGCAACGTCACCGGAGAACATATCGGTTAGTTCTGATTACAACAACATAGCGGCCTACTACACCGCCCGCCAAACCATCCTTAACTCGATAGCCGCAGCGGCGAAAGCGCAAGCTGACAAGGCGACCGGGTCGATCGGCATGGACGGGGGGAAGATGTTGTACAAGGACCCGGAGTTCAAGAAGGGATATAACGGGGTATCCGTTTACCATGCACAGAATAACGGTGGAAAGGTTATGCTTACTAGGATTATGAAGTCCACCGGAAATACAAGTAACGGTGATTACACATCCTCCGAGGCGGCACATATAAAAGAGGAAGCGGCAGGTTCACCCCACAACGGTTCGGACTGGTGCCTGTACATTAGAGCGTACGGGGGAACAACTACTAGTCACCTTGGAGGCTTTGGTTTCGGTAACCAATCCCGTGCCAACGCCGTGTTCATCGTGAAAGTGAGTGCCAAGATACCCGTGGGGTACACTTTAAAAAACGCTCATAACGCCCACGGGGATAATTACAAGCAGGAATTTTTAACCTCGATGGCGGGAACGGGGAAATACGAGACTTACATTTTCAAGGAAACGTGCGGTTCAACCGGAACTTTTGGCACGATAAACTGGCTTCACCTTTCCGGCCCGGTGAAGCCGGAAAGCGATCCCTTGGAATGGTTCGTTGACTACGTCACGGTTTTCGACATGACCGCCGACGGGTACGGGGACATCGAGTCTGTGACGAAAGACGATTTCGCCTCTCAGCTTGGGTTTGCTGACTTTGATGCTCTAGTAGCAAACGCTATAACGAAAGGACCGTTGATCAAGGCGGGGTATATTAATGCAGACTTGATCGAGACGGACAAGCTAGTAGTGAATGATGCTTTCGTGAATAAAATAGTATCGAATCAAGCGTTTATTAGCAAGCTTGATGGGTACGAGTTTAATTTTGAAAAAGGAACTGCCGGCGGTTTTAAAATGGAATCCACCCTATTGTACTCCGGGGCGAAATTCGGCACTGGTGGTGCTGGAATAGCCATGCAGTCCATGACGAACAATTACGGGTTCAACGTGTACAAGGATAATAATAATTACGTGGAGATGTTCCAACGTTCTAGCGAGTGGGGATTGAAGGGAGTGGTTAATGGTAGTCCTGTATTTCAATTTGGATCAACAAATAAAATTGGGCCTTTCGATTATGACAAAAGCGACTTGATTAGCAATATTGGTGACAACAAAATGACACTTAACGCTCAATACATCAAATTCGAGTACATGAGAGGAACCACTAATTCGCATTACGTTTATCTTGGTACACCGGGAAATGCCGGTTATGGTTCAAACACGTTACTCGTGGTGGAAGGTGGGGATATATATCATCAAGGTCACATTTATAGTGAAAATAGAGTAGGAAGATTTTACTCTAGTGATATTCACTTGCGTGGTGAAATGAAAATGTATGACAGGGCAACCATCACGGATTATGATGGTAACGTTTTAATCAAGAACGGGAAATTTTGCGCCCCAGTCAAGTCGATCTCATTTTACGGAACTTCAATGTCTTTCACCCCATCGGCTGTAATATACGGTATAAATTTGATTGGATCTGCTGGTGTTAACGTGAAAATAGCAGCCGGGTATCAAGGACAAATATTGATCCTGATGAATTACTCCGGGAAAAGTTTTAATATAGTAAAAAACAATAACGATCTCATAACGAGAGTGGGAGCTGAAAAATCAGCGGTATTATATTTTAGTGGATCTGATTGGACAGGTCTCATGGTTGGTGATTTTTATAATACTTAAAAAAATACGCATGGAAAACAAGACGATCAAAATCAATTTCGAGAAACTGAAACTCACGAGCCTGTCCGGCGAGGTGAAAGAGATGGATACAAGAGAGGCCGTTGGTGAGCTAATCTATTCCGGGGCGAACGGTATCGGTTACAAGTTGCTGGCGGAAAAGATTTACAAGTCAAAGGGCGAGGTAGAGCTAGACGAGAACGAGGGGAAATTACTTGTCCATTTGCTTGACAGCGATTTTTTCACGAACAAGCTAACGGACGCAATACGTGATTGCATGAAATAAAAAAGGGGCGTTCCGTCTCGGAACAGACCCCGCTTATGCAAGAGGCTACCTTGTAACCCCGTGACAAAGGTATAACTTAAATTTAAATATCATGAATAAGAAGCAAATTTTTTGGTTGATCGTTACTCTAGCGGCGGTGGCGTTGATCGTTTTCGTGAAGGTAGTCCCGGCTTGGGTGTCGTTGACGAGTGTTATTTCCTTCGGTTGCGGCGTGGTGCTGGGATACTGGGGCAAGATGTTTCGTGAGAAGTATATCAAGGGATAGCGATGGAAGAATTAAAAGAGATAGTTGACCTGATCAGCAAGATCGTTACGATAATAATCGTGCCGTTGCTCGGGATATTCTTGTTCTACAGTTCCAAGAAACGAAAAGAGACGGCGGCGGCGGTCAAGGCAGAGGCGGACAATACAAGTCAATACGCTGCGGAATGGAAGGAGTTGTACGATAAGAAGGAAGCGAAGGTAATAGAGCTAGAGGGGACGGTAAGCCGGCTTTACTCGGAGAAGAACGAGGATCGTTTAAGGATACGGGAAAGCATGGAAGAGATAACACGTTTAAAGATGGAAAACCAGAGATTAGATTTCTTGAAATGTAACATAGCGTTGAAGTGTTTTAAAAGGGTTCCACCTAACGAATTTATAGAGAAGGAGGATAATGATGAATAACGAGCGATTGAGCAATAATTTCACGCTAGACGAGTTCACCAGAAGTGATACCGCTAGCAGGCTGGGAATAATTAACGAGCCGGGAGATAAAGAACTGGCGGCGTTACGTGTACTGGTTAGCCGGACGATACAGCCCTTACGGGACGCTCTTGGCGTGGCTATTCACGTCAATTCGGGATACAGGTGTCCGGAGCTAAACAAGGCGGTGGGCGGTGTACCCACGTCGCAACACCAGAAAGGCGAGGCGGCAGATTTAAGTATAGACGGTAAGGCGAATGACATTCTAGAGGCGTTAGAGAATAACAATATCCCCTTCGACCAAGCAATACTTTACCGGAGGCAGAATTTCCTTCACGTGTCGTTAAAGCTTGACGGGGTGCAAAGAAGTAACGTTATAATAAAGATGTGACATGAGAATAAGGGTAGGCAAAAACATATTTTTCAAGTTAACGGTGAATCGACTAAACGACGAGCCGGAAGATTTCACGGACGCTAGAAACGTGAGGTTGACGATAAACCGGAAGTACAGCAGTTATCAAGTATCTCCCCCTCTAACGATACACGACAACATTATCGAGTTCGAGTTCGTTGGCGGAGGTAACGCAACGTCAGGACAGTACGAGATACACCTGTATTACGAGAAGCTGAACGAGGCCAGCGTGACCGGTATTGACAAGTTCTACCTTGACTTCTGTAACGCTTTCATTCTCGTTGACTTGACTTGCAAGGAAGACACCGGTTTCGAGAGCGAATCACCGTCCATCAACTTGAAAGGGATTATCGAGCGTAACAGGGACGGAAAAGACGGGGTTACACCGAGGATAGACCCGGAGACGAAACGATGGATGATCGGTATAGAGGATACCGGTATCGTGGCAGAGGGCAAGGACGGCTTAACCCCGTCTATCGGCGAGAACGGCAACTGGTGGATCGGGGACGTTGACACTGGCAAGCCTTCCCGTGGCAAGGCTTTCGAGTATTCCGATTTCACGGAAGAACAGATTCACGAGTTACAGGAGCCGGCTAGGGACATGCTAGAGGTCTTGGATACACTTGATAAAGCGGTGACTGCAAACGAGCAACAGCGAATCACGAACGAGGTTACACGAGGTTCTAACGAGGATGCCCGGGAAGAAGCGGAGAACCTAAGACGAGAGACAGAAAATACCCGTGCCAGCAACGAGGAAGCTAGAGAAACGGCAGAGACTGGCAGGGCGAGTGCCGAGGATAACAGGGTAAAAGCCGAGCAATCGAGGGTTGAAGCGGAAAGCAACAGGGTGAAAGCGGAAACCCTCCGTGTCGAGAAAGAGAACAATCGTCAAAAAGCGGAAAGCACTCGTGATACCAACGAGCAATCACGAAAAGAAGCCGAGACGAATCGTGTAAAAGCAGAAGAAGGACGTGTTACCGAGTTCAACCGCTTGAAATCCGAATCAGAAACGGCAACGCAAAACGCCACGACACAAGCCGATTACGCCAAGCAGCAAGGGGACAACGTGGCGGGGACGGTGAACGAGATAAAGACGGCGCAATCTGGGTTACTCGTAAGGGTAAACGATTACATGTACGACGTTAGCGGGTTGTTGGGAAAACTGGCGTACAGGGACGGGGGTGGCGTGGATGAGAAAAATATGACACTTGGAAAATTCTTTAATAGTAATGGGGTATTAGTAGATGATTCAACGGGGAAATTATCATATCAATACGTAAATATAGATAAGAGTAAATGCTACAAAATTAAAATATCAAATCAAGGAGTTGGTATTTACACCCTTTGTTTGTTTGATATAAATAATAATTTGCTAAAATCAATTTTGAGCAGTGTTGATGGTTATTTTATTTTTACTGGAGTTTCAAAAATTGGAATAAGCGGTATTAATAATCAAAACTTGATCGTTCAATCCTTCGACATCCAAGACCTCACCACCATTCTCAACACCCAGCAAGGGAACCGTGCCTTGTACGTTGCCGCCGGGGCTAAATACAACGAGCAAACTGGATTCTACGAGCTGAACGGGCTGACGGATATAACGGAGGAACAGATGAGAACGATTTACATTCAAACCCATCACGTTACAAGACAAACGAGTTTTGCGGCTTCATTGGCAAATACAAATAGTATTAGAACAAATTACCCGCTTGAAGTTTTTGGTGGATATCGTCATATTGACGTTCATGCCATGTTTGCAGGATGTGTAAGTTTAGAGGTTGCAGCTCTGGGCATAGATGTTAATAAGATAATTTATCCAAGTGATACCTCTTACCTTTTCCAAAACTGCAAAAAATTAAAGAAAGTCATTGGTATTATGCGAATGGATTACGCATCTTCATCAGAAAAATACAATAATATGTTTTACCAATGTTTCGCTCTAGTTTCTGTGAGTTTAAGAGGGGTGAAATATGATATTTCTTTTTCTAATTCCCCCAATATCAGTATCAATTCGCTGCAATTCTTGATCACGTCCGCCTCCAACGCATCACCGATCACGGTTACGGTTCACTCTGACGTGTACGCTAAGATTCAAGACGAATCTAATGCCGATTGGCACGCCTTGATCGAGGCCGCAACCGCAAAACAGATAACGTTCGCAACCGCTTAAAAATAGAAACTATGATACAAGTAACGAAAACAGAAGTGTACAGCGATTCCGGCAAGTTCGTTCATCGACTAGGCACGGAATCTTATTTCAAACGATCTACCTTGTTACCGGGTGATATAGTAGATAAATTCGAGGAAGTTGATGAAGTTCCGGAACAAACGGGAATTAACTACCATGAAGAGGTGAATAGCATGATCCGGGAAAGATACTCTCTTTCTGAAGAGCTAGCCATCCTCCGGCAAAGGGATTCAAAGCCGGACGAGTTCGAGGCTTACAACGAGTACGCCGAGTATTGTAAAGTGGAAGTAAAAAATAGAAAGCATGAGAACAACGATACTTTTAATGATCTTGTTGATGTTGAGTTGCAAGAGCGTGAAGTACATCCCGGTGGAAACGACTGAAACGAAGAATGAATACAAGGGTAAAGGAAGCAAGGATTCTACTGTTGTAAAAGAAGTCGTGAACACTCGTGATTCAGTTGTCTTTCGTGATTCTGTCGTGTATACATACAACGACAAGGGAGAGCTTTTAAGCAAGGAAATTTGGCACTGGAAAGAAAGATACAGGGACAAAGACAATGAATACCACGAGCTAAAGGCAAAATACGATTCGTTGAACGTTGCAAAGCGAGATTCTATCCGTGTTCCTTACCCGGTTGAAGTAATAAAGGTGAAATATCGTGTCCCGAGATCGTTATGGTGGCTCGTTATCCTTCTAGCGGGGTTAAGCGTCCCGTCCATCCTTAAAATACTACGTAAACTCAAGCTGATAAAAATATAAAAAGGGAAGAAGCTCACTTCCCAGACGTAATAGTACCACCCATTAATCCTGCTGTAAGTCTTCTACCCGGTTAAGTCTTACGAGCAGGATTTTTATTTGTTACAATAAAACGAGAAAAAATGGAAAAAATTTTTCAAGAGGTGGTAAAAATAGTCTCCGAGGGAACCGGGATAAACGGTAACGATTTAATACATAGCAAGAAAGAGGAATGCGTTGACGCTCGCTCTATCTTGATAAATTTACTATCAGAACTCGGTTTTACCGATACTTTAATATCAAGGTACACTTGTTTAACCCGTCAAGGTGTCAACAAGCTCAAGAACACGTTTCACGACAGGAAGAGGAATTCTTTCATCTTGTCAACGAATTATCAACAAATAAGAAACGAACTAGCAACCAATAATTTAATTAGCAACTAGTTATAACTGAAATTTGTGATACCCGGTAATGGTGCCGGGCGATTATAAATTTCAAGAATATGAGTGAAACTAAAACTTTTGTATTCCCGAACGAAGGAGGTAGCGGAAACGGGATGCTGGGTATGCTTGCCCCGCTTCTCCAGAAAAACGGGCTTGACCCGAACTTGCTTTTAGCCATGAACAACCGTGGAAACGGTGGATTCGGTGGCGAGGGAGGCTGGTTCCTTTGGGTTATATTTTTGTTTTTCCTCTTCCCGCTCATGGGACGTGGCGGGCTCTGGGGAGGAAACGGCGAGAACGGTGGATTAGGTGCCATCCCGAACCTTATCAACAATGACAACGGTAGAGAATTGCTGATGTCCGCCATCCAAGGTAACGGGCAAGCCATCAACACGCTGGCAACCAACTTGAATTGCTCGGTGGGACAAATCCAGCAAGCCATCAACGGTGTCATGTCTCAAGTTCAGCAAGTTGGCAATCAAGTCGGACAAAGCTCCATGCAGATCATCAACGCCATCCAGCAAGGGAATTGCCAGATCGCCCAACAGATCGCTTCTTGCTGTTGCGAGAGCCGCCTTGCAATCTGTCAACAAACCAACACCTTGCAAACCGCCATCAACGGCGTGGCCACGGGCCAAGAGAGAGGTTTCGCCTCGCTTGCCTTCGAGAGTGAACGCCAGACTTGCGCTTTGAAGGGAGCGATAAACGATTCAACGCAAGCCATCCTTGCCGGGCAACGGGCGGCAGAAATGCGCGAAATGCAGAACAAGATTGACCATTTGCGTGAAGAGAACAGCACGTTCAAGAGCTCGGCAATGACCTCGCAAATCGTTGCGCAGGCAACGGCACCGTTAGGAGCGGCATTGAGTGACTTGAGCGGGCGTTTAGCAAAAATCGAGTGTAACCAGCCGGAAGTGGCCAAGGTACCTTACAGCCCGGTCGTGGGTGTTCCCACTTGCGTGGCGGCACAATACGGGTTAGGATACGGCTTGCCATACGGTAACGGGTACTGGGGATAAAGAAAGGGGGGTAAATATGCCGTTTATAAATCCTTTCATAATGGCTAACAAGAACGGGATCCCGAGGCTTGAAAGCACGGGAGTTACGGTAGGAACCGCCAACGTGCGTTTCTCGTTCCGTAATCACCCTTTCCTGTCCGCACCGTTTAGCGGTCTGATTCTTTTCAGGCTGGCCCAGCCCATCCCGGCTGGAACCACGGGAACTCTCCCGGTGGTTTTCGACACGAACGGGGCGACCCAAGAACTGACAACGATAGCGGGTGCCAACGTGACGGCCTCGGATATAACAGGAACGGGTATTTACCTGTGTTATTACGAGTCTGGAAGTAACACCTTGCAAATTTTGACAGGAGTAGTGTAAAATCAGGAGCGGGAGTTATCCCGCTTGTTAAAGAGTTAATTAATCATGTTTCAAAGTCTAAGACAACAGAATATATTTTACATCCTTCAAAAAGGTGACAATCCCAGTTTGAAGGTCGGTCAGGTGGTTTCCGTGAGTAACCCGCAACCCAAGTACGGCCAACTCGTGCCGGGTCAAGCCTTCGGGCAAAACGTGGAAACGGTGGTTGACGTGTCGGTGAAGGTCGGGGAGGAAACGATGGAATTCAAGCAACTCCCGGCAACCTTGTCTATCGCCAATTTCGGTTCTAGCGGTGTCGTGGTATCCGAGAGCAGGGAGGCGATGAACGCCGAGGTTGAAGCGATGCTAAGAACGAGCAAGCAAGTGCTAGAGAGCATCCCTTATCATGAAAGCGTTATAGCCTCTTGTGATGACATGCTAAAGGTGTTAAACCCGCAACTCGCTAAAGAGAAAGCGCAAGAGGAGAAAATCGGGCAGCTGGAACAAAAGGTTTCCGGCATGGAAGGCACGCTGACGGATATAAGAGAGATGCTGTCGAAAGCTTTAAACGGTAGTAGTAACAGTAAAAAAACGAGTTAAATGGTTATGATCGAGATATCAGAGAGCAAGGTCGAGAAAATGTCCGACTACGCTGAAAAAATGGTTCGTTACGGGGGCAAGCTGATGCAGTGCCTTGAAGAACTTTCCAGCGGTGAAAGCATGGGCGAACGCTGGGACGATGACGAGGATTACGATGACATGGGAGAACGTGGCGGTTATGGCGGCGGCTCCGGTCGTGGTAGTTACGGGAATCGCAGGGGTGTTCGTGGAACCGGCAGGTATTCACGTTACCGGTAGTGTTTAACCGGGAGGCGGGTCATCTCGCCTCCTTTTAAAATTAATTACGATGTGTAGACCAGCTTTAGACGTGTACGATGACATGCCACGGGAAATGAAGGCTTATTTAAGAAATAACGGGTGGCATTTCAACAAGAAAGCGGTGGAGTACGCCGCCTCGATGATGAAAAAAAAGAACCCGGCAACCGGGAAGATGGAAAAGATAGATCCTTACACGAAGGAGCAAGTTGACGAGATGTTGTCAAGAAACGGTGTCAAGCTAGAGAATGCCACCGGGCTTGATTACGTGTACGCCGCCAACATGGCGAAGGCGGATTTTCTCGGTTCCTCGATAAAGGACGAGCAGCATCTAGCCTTGCACGTGAAAGACGTTATCGACGATCCGGATGCCGCTGACGGGACAACGATGAGAAGGTGGTACGCCACGATGGTGGCCGCCGGTGAACCTGTTGAATGGGACGAGATATTATGAGAGGGTTAAAGTACTTGTTAAGGTTCTCGCGCGGGGAAAGCCCCGAGAGTATCATTAAATCGATGCCAAACGAGGATTTCAACAAGATAAAGGGATTCGCTCAAGGTATTGATAAACGTGCCTTGAATCGAGCGCGAAGGCGTAGATTGGAGAAACAACTTGCGAAATTGAACAGATGATAGTTAGAGACCTGTATATCGACCGTTACGACTGGCACTTGAGGGTGTTCTACGCCGTGGATTGCTATTACACCCGTGATATAATCGACGAGTTAAAAGCTATCCAGTGTCCTAGGAAGAATCTCGAACGAGCCTACCGGAACATGTCTTCATGCAGGTTGAACACGGGTCTCACTTACTCGAATAACGCCCTTCGTGAAACGGTGATGGTTATCGGGACGTGGTCAAGCCCGGCAGAGTTCGATAATTCGTTCTCGCACGAGCTAAGACATTTCACCGACCACGTTGCTAAAGCCTTCGGGTTAGAAACAGGCGGGGAGGATGTCGCTTACCTGTCCGGGGAGATCCGGAGGGAGTTGTTCCCGGTGAACAAGATGTTCCTTTGTACCTGTTGTAATCACGACAAAGATATAGAGAGGGAAATTTGTAGATGTAAAACTTAAAAAAAACACGCTCCATGAAAAACGATGCTAATTTATTGTATTTAATGGACTTGCTGGATAACGAGTGTGTCGCAGGGGTCGCTGCTATAATCATAGCGGAGATGCTCGCTATCGTTTGAAATCGGTTAAACAGTTACTTGAAGTGTGGCACGATTGGCGGCGTGTTAGAGGGGCGGGATGCCCCTTTATTTTTGGTATATAAAAAAGAAAGTGAATTAAAGACGGCAATCCTGATTCACTTTCTTTTAGACTATTATCTAATAAAAATAGTTTATAACGTCGTTTCAGAGAAATCTAGCTCGTATACAACCTCTCCATTTTTATCCTTGCTAAAATAAGCTACCCCGATAAGTTCGGAGAACTGGTAAGCAGTCAAAAAAGGAACCGAAACCTTCCCGTGATCAGGAACCTCGATGGTTGCCCGTAATTTTTCAGCTTCTTCTTTGCACAATCTTTCTAGCATCTCAAAACTATCCGTTCTTTTCCCAAGTTTAATAGAGATTCCAGAGTCAATACTATCATCCTCGATATATTCTTCTTCCATAAATTTTAATTTTAGGTTATTGGCAGTATTTTAAAAGTTCATGTATTACTTTGATGCTAAAATATTTTATTCAGACATCGGATCTATCTCTGGATGCAATTTCAAGTATTCATTTCTTAACTCGATACCCATTAACATAGCAATAGTGTTAATGGTTATATTCGTGCCTTCAAATACTGGATGAGTGTACACGAAATCTTTGATTTTTTTGAAATCTTTATTGTTAGATACACTGAAACATATCCTTGCCGCACAAGAATCAACATCTAATGCTGTTTTGTTTCTCATTTCTGATATTTCAGAATTTAACAAACGAAGTAGAGGTTGCTTGTTGTTTTCAAAGAAATCGTTTGCTCCACTCTCGTTAAATAATTTACGTCCCTTTTCATTTAGTTGTCTAGGGCTATTCATTCTGGTGAACTCATCATAGTCAGCCCCACCTCTTTTTATAAGGAATCTTTCAAGGGTGTCAATTTTTAATAGAGCTTTATTAACTAACTCAATAAGTTTTTCGTGTTCCTTGTCGTTGTCATTATGCATATTATTGTGCTTATCCTCCCATTTCGTGAATCTTCTCATAAGTAAACAACACGTGATGCTAACGATAATGATGATGGCAAATGTAGGCCAATTATCTACAATATATTGTAATGCAACGCTTTCCATAATATATTATTAAAATTGGTGCGCAAATGTATAATCATTTATCAAATATAGCAAATTTATTTTATTATCCAATGCTACTTTCATATAGTGGTATATTATACGATAGCAAATAACAAAAGTTTATTTGATTATAAATTTAAAATTAGTCTATATTAAAAAAAGCGGCCCCCGTTTCCAGAAGCCGCCGTGGTGCCACTCTAACTTGCATCACTCGCCACACAGCACATCTAGCATAGTACGTTTAATTGTTACATGGTGGGTATTTCTCTAAAACCAGAGCGGGATCCAATGGTATTTCGGCGAGACACCAAATGTCGAACCTCTCGCTAATCACGAGGGGCGAGATGTCGATTATAACTTGTTTTGTTTCGTTATCCATAAAAAAGTGGCTTAACGTTCGCTGTCAGCAAGGAATCGCCAGAGACCTAACAATCAAACTACTAGCCAAGCCACCGTATAGGAAGCCCAACTAGCTCATTTGATTGTTCAAATTTGAAGCTGGCGATTTCTGCTGAACAATGAACTAGTTCGTAATATTTTCGTGGCACACCTTCACGTGCCGTGGTGCAAAGATATAAAATATTTTAATAACACTTGTCGGAGATGAAATTCTCCTTCCCGTACTTTCCAAACCACTCCCACATGATTTTAATCCTGTGCTGCGAGTAGTAAAATTGACGGGATTCGACGGTAAACCAGAGGATTCCTAGCCTTCTCCGGTAGAGGGTAATCAAGCTACCCTTGGTTTCGATCTTGTACACTCTTTTCATCTCGTTCTTTTTGTGATTTAAGTTCCAATTCTATCAACTTTTGCATTTGTGCCGCTTGTTCGTATTGTTCTGCCGCGGCGAACATTTGCCGGAGTGATAATAATTGATTCACGTACATGGTATCTATCCTACGTAATTGCACGTCGATAGCCTTGTTTAACAGGTCTATCTTTTGTTCAACTCTCCTTATCCATCGGGAAACGATAACGCAAATAAAGCCGATTACGCAGCAATTCACGATAAAGATAAAGGTGTTGATTATCGTGGTCGTCGTCATAACTTCCCCTCCCTATTTTTAACTATTTTGAAATCCTCTCTCTTGAAAAAGAAGTTGCTGATTTTCTTTTCACTATCAACAATCATCCCGGTTAACTCCCAACCGGATTGTCCAAGCTCGTTTAACCGTTGCTCGTCCGGTATCATGCCATAACCGAATGTTAACACCTTGTACTCGAATTTTTTCATGTTGTATTGATTATTTTGAGATACTGTCATTTTATTCTTCTGTTACTTCAATAAATATAACTCCTGTTTTATCCGACCTATCTCTAATAGCGCATGCTCCCACGTACCTTGATATAAATTCGCACCCTTCAACATCAAGTGGGTTCATGGCACAATCTCTACAACTACAACCTTCCACGCATTTCAGTTTAATTTTCCCGAACTGGAACACTTCGCCTACTTTATATTCTTCCATGATTATTCAAAAATTATTGCCTTATTGATTAATTCCTCCGATAACTTTTCAATCTTATTTTGAGATAATTGGGTAAATTCAGGGAAATTCACACGCATCCAATTTCTTATTTTCATCCCTTCACGTAATCCAACAGGGTGAGCTGTAACCCCCTTCTTGTGGTAATTTAACTTTAGTACTGGAAAAACTTCACCTTTCAATCCTTTAAGGTGACGAAAGTATCTTAAATTTTCTTCCCCAAGATACTTCCTTACTGAATCAACGTGTCTCTGTTCAATCATAATCTTATCCATCTCAAACCACATAACACCTTCTTGCAACTTGGTTAAACGGTCATTTAAAATATCCAAATAACACTGCATATAATGTAATTGTTCACGTAAAAGGAATCCTTGTTTATTGCTAACATGATCAAACGTTTTAGAATTAATGAAATCTCTCAACTTCGTAACTCTAATCAACAATTCATCCCGTTCAATAACTAGCCTGTCCTTCCAAGTTTCAACACACTTAAATTCATTCTCGAAATCTTCTTTCGGCATCCATTTCACTGTACCAGAAACCTTAATAAAATACCCTGTCTCGATTTCGGAATACAACTCTCCTTTTGCATTTCTTAACTGAAAGCCCATTTCCTGATTATATTCACCCGCTGTCATAGGTTTAGCAAGCACTTCAATTTTAGTTTCGTATGTTTTCATATTACTTGATCATTAAATAATCCTTAACTAATTGTTCGTTGTTTTAAAATTCAAAACACCTTATTCCAATCTCTATTATCCTTGGATGGAAATATCAAACATTCCCCGTTAGTGTTGTACGCTTGATCTCATTATTGCTTAGATTTAAGTTGTTTGATTAGCTTGTCAGCGTATTTTATTGCTCTACTTACATCTTCGTCAAAATAATGATAAGGATCAGCACCGGGAATACTTTCCTCTGCTATAATCCCGGTTAGAGCATCTCTCGCTATCTCGTACCTGCGTTGTTCCCAGTCAATTTCTTTTTTCTCCCAATCATCAATCATTTCGATCTCGTCGGATGCAACGTTTGTAAACTTGTTATCTTCATGAAGGACAGTAATATATCCCATTTCGAATTTACTTGACACGATTTGAACGATCTCTCCAGTTTTAATTATCTTTGCTTTCATGATTTATTTGGATTATCAGTTAACTCGAATTCGTAAACCCATACCCACTGGTCAAAGTGAAACGAATCTTTACCATCAATCGCACGCCAAAGTTCTTTGAACGCTATTAATGGATTTGGATAATCTTGTCTACATCCAGTAAAACCGTATCTACAATAGCCAGTGTTTTTATCTTCCACTTTCATTATACCCTCTCGCAAACAATCTTCAGATGTTATGTCTTGTAACCTCTCCACTTTCACATTCGTGATTTTGATAGCCCACGGCATCAGTCTAGCTTTCACAAACATTTTATTATCCCATCCAGCACTTGTTTTAAAAGATATATCAAGGCATTCGGAATATCCATCATATTCTTCTCTCATGTAAAGCGGAAGATAACTTTCAATAGATCTATACGATTGGGCGATAGCTATCACTTCTCCCACACGGTACCTGTTACAAGATTTATCATGTTCTGTTCCGGAAATAAAGTTTTTGTAAGCATCATTAGGGTTATCAAACCCAATACCGTAATACCCACCTTTCCAATACATGCCTTTCATTTTATCATAGGCAGGTTGAGGATTTATTATTCTCCTTGTCATTGTCTTCCTACCTTCTAACACGGCCTTATCTAGCCCGTATTTAGAGTTAAACATTATCTTTTTCATGATCTGTTAGTTTTTGTTTCAAGTTCCACATCGTTAAATTTAAATGTTGTTGACTGCCCGAATTCTCTTTATTCAAGTTGCAATCTATTTTAGACACGAGATTAATAAATTGATCGTGTTGCTCTTTTTTTGCAATCTCGGACAGCAATGATAGGTTTTCAAAAAAACACATTGCAAAACTTAATTCGCTATCTTTCGATAGATCCTCCTTGTTCTCTTCCCACCATTCCTCGAAGTCGTCATTAGTACCAAGTATTGATAAACGTATTTGTCGTGCGTTTTCCTTGTCCATGATTTTATTTTATAATTTATTTAATTCCATAACTACTACTAAAACAAAAGAAATAACACCTTCCACACTTACTACAACGTATGTTCCCGGCAGAATTACTACTTATCGTGTACTCTTCACTCCCGCAAGAAGGACACGTCGGGGTAGGGAACAACGGTTGACCGGGTTCAATCTTGTTTACCTTGATTTCTTTCTCTTTAATGACACACGAAAGGATATACTTGTCAACGAGGTTCATGATTTCGTTAGTAGCGTAATCTAAGTGAGATTGGAGGTTCATCTGATACCTATCGGCACCATTAACCCATTTCTGTACTTCTTGTTTCAATTCTTCTCTTGTCATTGTTTTTTTACTCTTGTTTTACAGTTTTTCTTTTCCCACACAGAACACAGTAGTGTTCTTCTATCGTGTAACTTGGTTCACCATTTATAAACCTCTTTCGTGTTTTTAGCAGGTTGTAGTAATGATTGCAGAACAACTTTTTTAAAAATAATTTTCTCCCTTCCGTTCCACCTTGATTGTTTTTATAAATATTCATCCGACCTTCTTTCTTTTCAGGGGACATCATTAGATCACACATTAATTCATCACCATCCTCTAAAGCAGCCCCGTTGTTAGAATGAAACATGATTATTTCTTCCTCTCCATCTTCCACTAGTGAAATAATTGGTTTATTGATTTTATTTTTTCTGTGAAAACTCAATATTTTAACTCGCCTCCCGTCTCTCGTGCATACAGGATGCCCGGCTTTCGCTAATTCTAAATCAAATGGTTTCATACGTTTTGTTTTATCTCCCCGTGGTTAGACGGGGAGAGTTGTTACATTATTTGAATTTTTCAATAATTTTATCAAGATAATTTCTTAACTTCAATATCTCTTCTTTGCTTGAACAAATTTCAGAAACCTCTATCTCACATACTTGGTCACACATCGAGAACATTAACGATGGTGTTTCATTACCGATAACTCTTACACCATGTTCATCTACAGAGTACATTTCCCCGTATTGTATTTCAAGACATCCACCGTTATCAAACGCCACGCTCACGGCGTTGTGTTCTTTTTCCCATTCGGAAATTTCGTCAAAGGTCATATCTGACGTGCAGATGTATTCAAACTCTTCTGATTTATCCATGTATTTTCTTCCCATGTTGTTTGATTTATAATTATTTTAAAAACTATGCTTGCAAAACTTTAGGAATCCACTTTTGATTCCATTCTTTTCTTAAATACCCGATTAACTGATCACTATTCGTGATAAATCCCTTGTTTATGAGTTTCGTTATATCACGTTCGATCTCTAACAATTCACGGGTTTGTATTTCTTCTCCTACTTTATTTCTCATGCCTCGTTCGTGATCGTTGTACACGATGTAATTGATGGCACGGGCAACTTTTTTGATCGTGTCTTGCGTTATATGTCTTGGTGTTATTTTTGAAATAGCGGAACACATTTCAATATAAGCGTCTCCGGCATCATTACGATACTTGATAAGTTGGTCGTAAACGAATTTAAGAACCTTTACCTTGAATGTTGGATTCAGCCACATTGAAAAATCGATGAATAAAAGCGGGGACATCCATGTGCCTGAATTACTGCCTCTTGAAGCCCTTGATTTTACATACACGGAATTCCGTGTATCAAGCTTTTCTTCTATCATCAAGGCATTTATGAATTCTTGCGTGGCTTTATTTTCAAAGTAATGATCTAGTTTCTTTTGTTGCCCGCTAGACTTGTTCCATTGTTTTAACAACTCGGTAGCATTAAACATACCGTCTGACGTTCTTTGTAAAACGTCAAATTCACCCATCTTTCGAGTGAGTGTAACATTTGTTTTCATGTTGTATGTATTTAGATTATTTACTTCCCAATGCGTCCATTTGCATTTTCACGACACACGCCTCGTGCCATGCGGTGAACCCTTCGTATTTACGATCAAACTCGACGTATCTACGAAAGTTATTCGTGCTAAGGATAAAATAATAAGCCTTGTTTTTGCACTCTCTCTCCTTGCTTAATTCCTCGTGCAACTTGGAAAGTTTGTGTTGCAACTTTTGGATTTCCCTCTTTCGTTGGGATTCACGTGTTCGGGTGTTACTATACTTCGCACCTTTACAAATTTCATTGGTCTTTGGCATTTGAATGAAATTTGAAATTAATAATACAAGAAAGGCTACCAGCCCCTCTTATCTCGCCAAAGACCACTACAACAAACTGTCATAGCCAACAAGGGGTGATAGCCTTATATCGTTATAGATAATAGCTTACCAGTAGCCATAAAAATAGCTCTGACACGTTTGTTTGCAATAAGTCTTTGGCAAAGGCAAACATACAACTATTATCCGTAATTTCAAATTTCAACGCCAAATTTTTATGACCTAGGAGTTATTCTTCCGGCTTTTTAGTTGTTCCTAGTAGATGCTCGTTGCCCTCGTAAGGAATCCATTTATTCCACGTCAGTCCACCTACACCTACCATCGAACCATTGAGTTCATACCCGAATTGAACGAGGGTCCAAAGTTCCATATCGCTAAATTTAGCGAGGCATAAATCCAGAGGTTTAAACACGTGTCTTGGTTTGGATTCCTTTTTCACGTCCTCGATCTGTTTAGCTTCCGGGTTCCACGCCTTGCCTTCTTTCAATAAAGCGTCGGTTAACTTGGCTATCTCGAAGGGGGTGGAGGGTTGGATACTGGTTATATAAAAACCATCGCTACAATATAAATCAAAAAATAATTTATCATCGGTAACGTCGAAAAGCACGTGATGAAGAATAGGATTCATGTTCCCTTTCACGTATGACTTGTAGACGAGTATATACACATTGTCTCTTGATTTTAAAGTCAGGTAATCCCCCTCCTTCCAAGTCAAGTACTCGGGGACTTCCAGTCGTAAATCCAAACAACTTTTCTTTTCCATGTTATATATTCCTTGTGCCGTGAACGTATCAACCTCCGTGATATTACTTTTCTCATTAAAGAAACTTGCTATTAACGGGAAATCGCCCTCGGCATCATATTTTATTATCTCGTACTCTAATCCTTCTTCATTCACTATTTTCCCCTCCACTTCCCCGCTCTGGATTTTCTTCGCTAACTCTAAATCGAATGGTATTGTAACTGTTTTCATGACTGTTTATTTAATGCTTTACGTTGTTTCTTGCTCAATTTCTTTTTCCCCATCCACGGTTTCACTGGTTTCTCGACATATTTTTCAACAACAGGGATTCCAGTGTTAAGCTCCTGTCTAGGTGTCCCGTGAAAACCGGGAATCAATTCATCCATCCCGTAACGGTGGAGTAAATCGTGATATAACGTTTTCATGATCAATCTTCTTTTAGTTCTGGGTTATCGTGAATATTACCTATCACTTCACATTCGAATATCGGTCTTGACTTTTTCATGTTTCCAAAGAATGCACAAAGGCTAATTATGCAATCAGGTATTTCAAGAATAAATCCCCCGTCCTCGAAACGAACTTGTGACACGTATTCTTTTTTCAAGTCACCCCTCAATTCATCAAGAGTGAACGTGTCAAGGAAATCATCATCCTCATGCATAAAGTCGTTCTCAAACTCTTTTGCTCGTAAAATATCTCCCTCGTATACCTCCTTTCCATTCTTGTCAACCAATCCCGTGAATTGTCCTACCGTTTCGGGAATAACCCCAACCCATACATTTTCTCCTGTTTCGAAGAAAATATCATGCGATTTTCGTTTTATGGTTCCATGGGAAATTGTCATACTTTCAACCCACTCACCTCCATTAACCCTTTTCCCCCTGAACTTTATTTGTCTTTTCATAAATATTCAAGTTTGACATGATCAACACTTTACCCCGTGCATCTTATCCCCGAATGAGTTATATAACATTTTTTGTTCAATGTACCATTCAAGATCAATGTTTAAATGTTTAGTGAGTCCAAGAATCGCGAGTAGCATGCTTCTCAATTGATCACCAAACAAGCTATCATATTCACATTCGTACCTTACGGGAAGCGTTGCTATTGCGTATATACTTTCAGTAAACGATTCGTCATTACAGCATTCGCGAGCGTCAGTTATCTCTTCTTCTTTAAAGTTGGAGATGTCTATATTCCTAAGCCCGGCAAGGTCAAACAAACGAATACAGGCATCCGCAAGTTCATCTTCCACGGAATCCTTTATGAAATTGTTGAAGCAAAAAATCCAATGTTGATCAGGATTCGTTTGGGATGTACGGGTTTCTTCGTCAAACATTTTTCTCATTGCTCGTTTGCCCTTTCTGTCTGCTTTTACCGCCTCCATAAGCTCTGATATGACAAGGCAGAGCTTATGTTCATTACTCAACTCTTTATCGTGAAATCCATGTTCACAGGCCGTCCTGTAAGCCTTATCTCTTAGTTCATTTAAATTCATGTTCATTTCTTATTTTACTTTTCGATCATTTTCTAAAATAACAGGAGAGGATGTTTTAGATTTCTCCTGTTTTTTATCATACCGTTTCATCCTTTCACATTTACCGTCGCATCCCATGTTAAGATGCAACCCGTTACTAAACACGCTGTGTTTGTAGCATTGCCCTGAATAACCGGAGAAGTGCTTGCATTTCTCACGGTAGGCTCTTCTTTCGGGGGATTCTTTTTTCATGCCGTTTCCTTTTTAGCCCGAGCCTCTGCCATGCAAAACTCGTTATCAATGATTAATTTCACCCTATCACATAACTCCCCGAATTGTATTGCAGCCTCGACACCACCGGAGTTCATCAATTCCCTGATCTTTGAAGCCGCTTTCTTGATCGCCTCCACCTCTGGGGTCATGCTTTTCATGATAATCGTGTTGTCATGTCTTTTCAATTCCTCCACGAAATCGACCATCAACGATTCGATCAAGTCTGCCATCACCGGTATCCGGTTTAGCTTTCTCAACAAGCTGTCTCGATCTTTCTCGCTCATTTCCATTATCACCTGTTTAACACTGACGTGTTCGTACCGGTTCAATTTCAAGCAAGCGTCAAGTTCTTGCCTCGCTCTCTTCATGCCCACGAAATCTTTCTTGATGATGCAATCCCGTAGTTTATTTCTTAATCTCTCTTCTCTTGTCATCTTAATCCTGTCTTTTAAAAATCCTTGATTCGAATTCCTTGGTGTGGATGATTGAATTTTTCATCCGTTCCTCGGTTTGAAAGAAGTAGATAGCGTTTCCCTTCTTGACCCGGAACTTGCCGAGTTTAGGGGATTTGATTTTCTTCTGTTTTATGGTTTCCTCGTCACGCCGGGCCAGTTCCTTTGAATTCTGGAAGTCCGGGTGTTCTATACCGTTTGCTGTCATGATATTATTAAATTTTAAAATGGCTCGTCCTTGAAATCGTTATTACCGCTCTCGTCGTAATCCCATATTCGAGTGACGGTGTTGTTATGCATTAGCATCACTTCCCCGGTAGCCCCGTTTCTTTGCTTTGCTATATCGCACATCAAAATTCCTTGACTTGAAATTTCCCTCCCTCCATCCGTTTCAACTTTCTCGATCCCGTACTTTGCCGGACGGTTAAGCAAGAATATCATGTCTGCATCTTGCTCTATCGCCCCGGATTCCCGCAAATCTGACATCATCGGACGCTTGTCCTGTCTCGCCTCTAACGCTCGATTTAACTGCGACAAGGCTATCACCGGGATATTCAACTCCGTCGCCAAGTTTTTCATCGCCCGGCTGATCTCGGATATTTCCTGTTCCCTGTTTTGAGACTTGGAACCGCTCATGAGTTGCAAGTAGTCAAGGATCAACAAGTCAATCTTGCCCCTTTTCTTCAACTTCCGGCACATGGTTTTGAGCTTGTTGACGTTTATCGAGTTGTTACGGATAAACCTGATCGGTAATTTCTGCAACTTACCCGCTACCCGGTGTATCTCCATCGTCTCTTCATCAGTCGCTTCCACGTTCTTCAACACGTCAGACCTTATCCCGGCAGAGTTGCGAATGATAAGCCTGTTGACAAGCTCTCTGGGAGCCATTTCAAGCGACACTATGACCACGTTATCCCCCTCGGTAGCGGCTGATTCCGCTATATTCAGGGCGAATGCAGTTTTCCCCATCGCTGGCCTAGCGGCAACGATTAACAAGTTCCCGGGTTGCAGCCTGCCTATCATCTTGTCGATAGTTTCCGATCCCGTCGTGACTCCTGTTAGCGTCCCCTTGTTCAAGTTCGCTTGATTGCTGGTGAACGTCTCTAGTGAAACCTTGATTGCGTCATCCATGCTCACGATGTCCGTTGACTCGTTAAACACCCCGGCGGAGGCATCGGCTTTCGATAGAAAATCTTTTATAACCTCGTCGATGTCAAGAGCCTCGTTCCTTGCCGATCGTGCGATCTCGAAACAAGCGTTCATGATGTTTCTCCTGACCTCCTTCTCCCGCACGATCATGGCGTGTTTCTCGATGTAGATGGCTGATGACACGAAGTTTGCAAGATCAAGGAGGTATTTAACGCCTCCTGCCGAGTTGAAAGCCTCGTCAGACTTGACCTTATCATGAACGGTTGTCAAGTCGATCACGTCGTTTTTATCGTGCAGTTCCTTCATGGCCGAGAATATGGCCTTGTGTACTGGCATATAGAAGCTATCAGGAGACACGATGTCAGCAACCCTGTCAAACGCCTCTATCTCTGCAAGACAACCTCCAAGTATCGCTTTCTCGGCATCAATCGCTGATGGATGATCTTCTTCGACGATAGACCGTTGGTTTTGATTCTTCTGTTGGTTCATCTTTTTTATTTTTATCTAGCTGTATTTTCAACCACCTGTTGAAATGAGATTTAAAGTCTTTAAGGCTCTTTTCCGTTTCCCCGTTCATCTCAAGCTCGTTGAAGAACGTGTCTATCCAGTTCGAAAGAAGTTCTGGTGTTAGCCTCCTGTTCATCCCGATCACCTCCGTCCACGCTTGTTCAAAGTTCAAGACATGATTCTTTAACCGGGGAAGATCAACATACTCGCTCGAATCGGTTATGGGGGATATAGGGGGTATATATTCTCTTCCTTTTCTTCCTTCCCCGCAAACTTCCGTAGTTTCTTGAGATTCTTCCGGCATTTTGAGAGATTCTTCCGTAAGAATCACGTATTTCTCCGGTATTTTGAAATTTTTCCGTTTAGCCCTAGCGCAAGTGTCGATATATCTTTGTTGAATAGAACGTGAAGTAAGTACACTCTCACGGCATAGCAGTTCTTTATTAAACAGACCCACGTAAGCGCAATAGTTCACTATTTCTTTCACTAGATTTTCTTTCAACCCGAAATATTCAGCCACGTCAAAGACAGTACTCTCGTCCCATTCAATGAAACAACCTTTATCCCGGTAGATTTCACACAGCAAGTAGTCGTAAACGGCTATACCGTTACACCCGAAATCCTTTTTTAGCCTCTTGATCTTTATATCTTGGTATCTATCCGTTTCAACATTGTAATATGCAAGCCCTATTTTTAGATTTGCCATAATTCAAATATTTACATGGTAGACACTGCCCTCAAAGCGTAAATAATAACTTCAAGCTGATCGGCAAAATATTTCATTTTCTTCACGTCATGATGATATTTCTTGTGACAATCTTCGCATAGCGTGATAAGATCACGTGTCTCGTACTCCCAAGGCATCGCACCTTGAATGTACGTCTTGTGATGGACGTTTAACGGCTTGTCCTTTCGGAAACAGCATTGACAAGTGAAATTATCTGCTTGCATGACCTCAAGTCTTTTCTTTTGCCACATCGGGTTCTTTAATAAGGTCTGGTAGCTTTGTTCGGTTATCGTTTCCATGATTACAATTCTTGTTTCTTTTTCTTCATGAACTCTATTAACCCTTCGACTTCATCTTTTTCAAGAAGGATCGACTTGATATTTCCTTTCTCGTCCTCGATAGATATTTTTAAATATCCCTCGTCAACCCCGACTTCCAAGGTAACGGGGTCGACATTTATTTTCAAAAACGTGTCAATCATGTTTATTTAACTACCTGTTTAAGAATTCTTTCTTCAACCACACTCTAATATCGTAACCGAAGAAACAGAAAATGATCTCGTACTCGGTGGGAGAGAAATACCTCTCCCTGATACCTATTATCGTCCAGTCTCCAGACCTGCTGAAGTTAGGACGCTTCCACCTGTTTTCAACCATGACCCGGTCGATAACGGTTTTATAACTCTTGCTCATCGCTACTTGTCTTTAATCAATTCCTGTATTCTCGCCAGCTTGGCCTTCAATCGTGTACACTCGTCAAAGGCTCCCTTGTAAGCGTTAGACATCATGTCGTAAGCTGTCATGCTGACGAATTCTTCTTCATGTTTTACCGTCTTGAATTTCACTTCTACTTCTACCGGGATCGTGATTTTCCCGGAGTGGGTTGCTCTTTTCTCGCTCATGTGTATTTTTATTTAATTTGTTTCTACTTGCCTGTCAAATTCTTTTATGCACTCGAATAAATACTTCGCCACGCACGGGTTCACGGCGTTCCCGATAGATCCAACCCTGTGTGTCCAACCGGGAAACCCATCACCATTTCGAATATGGCTACACGTTGGCATTTGTTGAATCCTTTTTGCGCAAGAATATCCATCATCCGAATTTGGTGTCCACTCCTTAAATACCGGTTTAAAGCATCTATCGACGCGAACGTTGCCTTGTGATCCGATTTCGTTGGTGTAGGCAATAACGTACAGCCTTTCACGGTGATGCGGGAATCCAAAAGACGAGTTGCGTATACATTGCCATTCTGCATTATACCCGCTTTCGGAAAGGTCGCATAGCACTCTCTCGAATCCTCTATAAAGGAGAGCTGGGCTGTTTTCAATGATGACGTAAGCGGGTCTAACTTCCCGAATAACTCGGTGCATCTCGGTCCATAATCCCGATCTCTTCCCGGTAATACCTTCACCTTTGCCGGCAACGCTGATGTCTTGACACGGAAATCCTCCACTAATGATGTCCACGTGTCCAAGTCCTGATGTTTTCGTGATGTCTCTGTATTGTTTAACATTGGGAAAATTCTTTTTTAAAACTTCACGTTGATAATCTTCAATCTCGCAGTTCCACAGGGTAGGGATTCCGGCCCATTCCGCTCCTAGCTCGAAACCTCCTATACCGCTAAAAAGACTACCGTGTGTCATTGTTCTATCTCTCATAATTTACGCAAGTGATGTTGTTGTCTTTACAATTGGGTTGCGGGCAAACCCTGTACTTGCACTCGATCAAGTTGTACTTCCAAACTGAATGATGAATGCAGGTAAGGCAGTCTGAAGGAGTGATTTTAGGTTTTAGTACCGCTTCTCGGTCGGGAAACGGTACTATCTTTTTGTTTGGACGTTTAGGCAATTTCTTTTAAAATTTTATCTTCTTCCATTATGCTTGCAATACTTTAGGTTGCCAATTATTATTCCATTGTTTCCTTAAATATTTAAGAAGTTGATCGTACGACGTGATAAATCCCTCGTTTATAAGATCTGTAACCTTGGATTCCAAGTGAAACAATTCTCTTTGCTTGCTTTCCTCCCCGTGCTTGTTCCTGATCCCGCTCTCGTGTTCGTTAAATATTACCCAGTTTAAAGCCTCCGCTATTTTCTTCATCGCTTTAGGCATGAAATCCCTTGGTACTATTTTCATCACGGCAGAACTTAATTTCAAGTAAGCATCCCCGGCATCATTGCGGTAACGAATCATCTCGTCGGAAACGAATTTTAAAACCTTTACCTTAAAGGTTGGGTTTAACCACATGGCAAAGTCGATAAAAAGTAAAGGATGCATCCACGTTCCACCATTTTTACCTCTGCATTGTATAATAACGGAATTCCGTTCTTTTAAATTTTCCTCTAGTATCAAGGCGTTTATAAATTCAGACGTGGAAGAATTCTCCGTGTAGTGGACTATCTGTTTTTGCTGACTATTGAATGAATTCCATTGTTTCAATAAATCAGTGGCGTTAAACATACCGTCCTTCGTCCTCTGGATAACGTTAAAATTACCCATCGGACGAATCATTTCTTGATTTGTCTTCATGTATTATTTGGTTTAGATTATTTACTTTCCAACGCATCCATTTGCATTTTCACCACGCACGCCTCGTGCCATGCCGTGAAACCGTCAAATTTTTTACTGAATTCAGCATATCTATTAAAATTGTTCGTGCTAAGGATGAAGTAATAAGCTTTGTTCTTGCACTCTTTCTCCTTGCTTAATTCTTCGTGCAACTTGGAAAGTTTGTGTTGCAACTTTTGGATTTCCCTCTTTCGTTGGGATTCACGTGTTCGGGTGTTACTATACTTCGCACCTTTACAAATCTCGCTTGTTCTTGGCATAACTTGGTCGAAATTTGAATTTAATATAATAAAGAAAGGCTATCGCCTCCTTTTATTCTGCCAAGAACAAACTATAACTAAAAAGTCACAGCCCAATAGGAGTGATAGCCTTATATCGTTAGATAATAGCTTACCAGTAGCCATAAAAATAGCTCTGACTTTTTTAGTATGTATGTTTTGTCCTTGGCATGAACACCACAAACGTACAACTATTATCTTTAAATTCCAAATTCCACGAAAAAAGCGAGTAGAATTTACTCGCCTTGATACTAAAAATATAAATATGTGGAAGGTTAGTCTTCTATATCAAAAACATCAAGTAGTTTAACGATTTTATAAGCAAACGGTTTGTTATTCATGTTTTGTATAACAACATCAACGGCAAACACTTTCTTTAATGGATTGTTCTTTGAATTTATTATCTGATCCTTGATTCCATCAGATTCAAACAAGAGATTTAACGCCTTTTTGTTTAACGCTTCTATTATCCCTTTATTTCCAGAATTGCTATTGATACCCCTGATTTGATACATGGTCATGAGTTGATTCGTGTGTATCTCGTCTTGTTCAGATACGGATTTTACAATTTCAATCTCTTTATCAATTAAATTTTGGGTACCGTTGCTCTCTATATAATTGAAAGTGCAACCAGTATAGACAACATTATTAACATCTCCTTTTATCACCTGAATGTCCATTTGCCCACATTGATCTTTAGAAGGTATTGACAGAATATCATGCAAATCTTGCAATTCTTTAGCTGTCAATTCTGGTTTTTCGCCAGAAGATGAAGTGAAATAATCGTAGACGTTTTTCAAGTTCTTGGCAAACTCCATGATTAAGTTGAAATTCTCCACGAACGGGATCATGGATAGGGAAACCAGTTCAACGAGATGAATGTCAATAGAACCTTCGGTTATCTTGCTAACGCATAGCTTGGCGTTAGATAATTCCTTGGACATACCGTTCTTTTGAGCAAAACTAGAAAAGTACGATCCGATAGCGTTCATTGATGCAGTAAAATCAGACACTTGGATAGGTTCTGAATTCTTGATATGAATTCTCAATGCGAGCTGTGAATTATCATTACATTGTCCCATGATCTTGCGTTTTAACAACATTTCAAACATACAACTATTATCCGTAATTTCAAATTCCAACGCCAAATTTTTACACCCAGTTTAATTCAAATTCAATTCGAGGGTTCATTTTATCTATAAATTTCTCGGCAACTACCTTCACGCAATCACGATCGTTTTTGATGGCCTTGCATTCTTGCAGGCAATCAAGTACCACTTTCAAGCAGTTATCAAGGTCGGGGCGTTTATTCTCGTAAAAAACTTTCAGCCGTATCTCGAATAAACCGTCCATGTTCTTGTTCCTGTACTTGTCGCATTGCAAGTAAAATGATTTCTCGTAATCTTTAAGCGTCTTTTGCTTTGCCAGTGAACCATGTCCGTTTAAGGTTATAACCTTGTACGAGTTGGATTTGCTAGGCACTTTACCGTGTATTACTTGTATCATGTTTAGTTGTTTTTAATTAGTGAAGGAGGCAGGCCGAGGTTTATTAGCTGTACTTTCATCGCTAGTTAGTTCTAAGGGTTCATCACCGAATTTCAATTCTTTCCCGGTTAACTTCTTGATAGAACCATCGGGTAATTTTATCGCTTCACCGGAATACGATAAGAATTCATTGTCTTTTAACTTGGGCTTGTTCCTGAATATGATTTCAGCCCCGGTGTGAGATATCGCTAGGTATGGCATGATTACTTGTTTTTAACCGTTTTACACTTGTTTAACCGTTTAATGTACGTTGCCGCCTTCCTCTTGAACTCAAGCTCCCGAACAGATACCCCCGTCACGTGATCGGGTAACGATTCAAGAAGCTTGAGCAAGCCGGCGTGTAGGGTGTTCGATATGATTTTCATTAGAAATTGATTAAGTTTTTCACGAACTCTTCTTCATCTATATGCCGGAGAAATGTTTGGAATAACACTCTCTTCACGTTATCGTACAAGTCCATGAACTCCGCTTCATCCATCTTGTCGAAGGCGATTGACTTGTAATTTTGCGTCCATTCTTTTTTGTCGATAGAGTAAACAGGCTCATACCAACCTGCCGCTATCACGACTGTCTTTCGGAAAGCATCTTTGCTATGATGAAAAAACTCGACAACTTTTTCATTTTGGTATTCCCAAGCACAATTTATCAAGGCGAAAAATTTTTTATGAAATTGAAGATTCCTCGCCTTCTTCACGTCAGCCTCGTATATTCCCCCGATTTTCAGTTTCTTCTTTTCATCGAAATCTTCATCGTATAGAGGTTTTAACCCTTGAACGGTGTTGAGTAGTTTGATTTTCATCTTTTAGAAAGGTAGATTGGCACTATCATCATCCTGCGGGATGTTATCCAACCCTCCACCGTTGCCTTCTTCCTTTTTCATCCCTCCTTGAAATTCGAGTTCGTTCATCACCCATATCGTCAGGGTTGAAACGATGTCACCGTTCTTGTTCGTGTAACCGGACGTGGTCGGTTTACCTATAACTTGAACCCGGACACCCTTCTTCAAGTAAGGGGTTAATTTCCCTTCCTTGTCGTACTTCACGACATCAACACATGTCGTTCGTGATTCCCCTTTTACCTTCTCCGTGATGGCGATGGAAAAGCAAGCGTAATTATTGCCCCCGATTTGTTTCAACTCGGCATCCTTGCCGATGTTTCCTGTTGCTATAATCTTTATCATCTTGTCTGAATTTTAATTATTAAGCACATTGCAACTTGATGATCTCATCCATCACCTTTTCCTTGTACTCGTTTGCCTTCGCTAGTTTTTTGATACAATTCTCGATAAATTCTTGATCAGGCAAAACACGTATCACTTTGAGTGCAAAAAGTTCACTTTGGCATCTAGGGTCATAGCTAATGAAATCACACCATTTGCGTCCCGTTGCGATAAAATTACCTTGTATCTGCACGTAATACTCGTAATGCTCTTTTTTCAAGTCATTCTCGTCCTTTAAGCGAAGATGCTTAACGTGAATCGAGGTGTTAAACGGGCATTTTATCTCGATAAAACCGTCTTGACCGACAAGCCCATCAGGGGATCCACCGAAGTGATCATTAAACTCGAAAAAACCGCAGTCGTTTACCTCCACGCCTTTTTTCTTCTCGTAAGCGTGTCTTGCACTTATCTCTAGTTCCTTACCCCACGCCACCTCTCTGGTGTTAATATCCTTGTAATCTAGGCAAGTTCCATTAGTTATGTACTCTGAAATTTTATCGTACACGTACGATTTTAAAGTTTCGGAAAGCTCTCCAGCTTCTTTCTTTACCTTTTCACGTGGCTCGGAAAGTAGCTTGTACAATTCCGAACTGGTGAAATGGAATAACCTGTCTCTGTACCATTCAGGATTGTCCTGAAGGTTGTTCTTTTGTCTCTCCATTGTTTAATGAATTTGCCTGTTTTAAATTCTCGATCAACTTGTCGGCCTCCTCTTTGGTTACTTGGCCTTTCAACAAGGCGGCCTTCACGTCAGATTCCGTTTTGAGAGTCGAGGGATCGAGAGAAGTGTCAACAACCGTCTCGAACTTGTTCCCGAACGTTTCTTTTACCGACGTGGTACCTTCTTTTATAGCGTTGGCGAGGCTCCTGAGGTATATTATGTTTTCCTTGTCGATTTGATCAACACCTTTCACCTCCAAGTGATCAAGAAGTTGTTCTTGGGTTACACCGATTTTCGAGAAATAATCGATCATTCTCTTGCGACTAGTTTCTAAATCGATACTTTGACCTAATGCAACTTGTTTCACGTTAGCGATCACCTTTTTCGTCACCGCTTTCGGGATAACCTTGAAAACGGCGTTTCTGAAAGCGATAGCCGAAGCGGCGTTTCCCGTGACTACTTGCATATCCTCGGAGAATGTTTTCCCGTACTTATCAGTTATCCTGCGTTTCACTTCAACGGAAGCGGCAAAATTCGTTTCAAGGTCGTGACAAATACCCATCGCCGTGATCGTCTTCCCGTCATTGCCTATTATCCTAGTTTGAACCCTGATGTTTCCCCACGCCCCCGCCACGATCTCGGCCATGCGAACCGATAACCCCTCGATCACGGCTGCATCATTACCTCGTCCTCTTCGTAAAGCGTAAAAACAATCTTCTGCCGTTTCCGTGTCCATCGTGGCGTAAGTCTCTATAGTGCTTAACACCTTGTGTATATCCCGTGGGTATTGTTTCGCTGTCGATATTTGAATATCCACTTCTGCCTTGTTGATAGCCTGTATCATCTCGGCTTGATTAATTTGAATTATTTCCATATCTTTGTGTTTGAATTAATTAATAATTGACAACCCCCGGGGAGTCGAACCCCGGTAACGTGCCCCGGCACGGGTTGTACGCTGGCATAATGCACCTTTGACGTGCGACTTTCGCCACTCCCGGAGTGTTGCCCGGAAGTTCACCAGCCCCGCTCGACTATGGCGGTATATGTTATAGTCTACCAGTATTTCAAAGAACTTAACCGCTATCGTTCAAAGTAGGCGGTTTTCTTTTTTAGAGAGGTGGGAAGGGGAATCGAACCCCTTGGGTGTCATCGGTTTCAGGAATAATGCTTCTCCAAGCTGTTACCCACCGTGTGCCGGGACTTACACCCGGCCGTTTTTAATTACCAACAAACAAATAACAGAACTAAAGAACCTTGCGTAGAGAGCTTACAGGAACCTTCATCATAGAGCCACGTGGCTGCTTAATAATGGCTAACCCGTCTTTCTTGTCAATACCCTTGAAGGTGAAGATACCTTCCACGTGGGTTGTTGTTACTTTATCACCTTTTTTCATATACTTAAATTATTATCTATCAACTTCCGTGAACACCCCGTTGACTAACTTGTAATAAGTGTCTTCTTTTATCTCGACCCCGTCAACCCTTTTTGTTACCACGTTTATCGGGATCCAATCTCCATTATCGTCTCTTTCCCATTCAGCAAGTGTTATCCAAGAGCCAATTTTTGCCTTCGCTATCGAATTATTCCCGGCACACATTACCACGCTATTTTTACCCGATGACCCGATCTTTGCGTAATTACCCGATGACCCGATCTGTGCGCCATCACCCGATGACCCGATCTGTGCGCCATAACCCGATGACCCGATCTTTGCGTAATTACCCGATGACCCGATCTGTGCGTCATCACCCGATGACCCGATCTTTGCGTCATCACCCGATGACCCGATCTTTGCGCCATAACCCGATGACCCGATCTTTGCGTCATCACCCGATGACCCGATCTGTGCGCCATAACCCGATGACCCGATCTTTGCGCCATAACCCGATGACCCGATCTGTGCGTCATCACCCGATGACCCGATCTGTGCGCCATAACCCGATGACCCGATCTTTGCGTAATTACCCGATGACCCGATCTGTGCGCCATCACCCGATGACCCGATCTGTGCGCCATAACCCGATGACCCGATCTTTGCGTAATTACCCGATGACCCGATCTGTGCG